ACCACGATCAAAATCACCACGATCAAAATCACCACGATCAAAATCACCACGATCAAAATCACCACGATCAAAATCACCACGATCAAAATCACCACGATCTAAATCACCACGATCAAAATCACCACGATCAAAATCACCACGATCAAAATCACCACAAGCAAGATCTAAATCACCACAAGAAAGATCTAAATCACCACAAGCAAGATCAAAATCACCACAAGCAAGATCTAAAAAATCTACAAATAATTCACAAGAAAAAGAAATGAACAATTATTTTGATCCAGATAGAATCGAAGAGGAATTTAATGACGATGAAGAGGAATTTAATGACGATGAAGAGGAATTTGATGGCGATGAAGAGGATGGTGCTAGAGAAAGAGTTAATGGTGCTAGAGATCTAGTTAATCGTGGTGTTAGAGAAAGAGTTATTGGTGCTAGAGAAAGAGTTAGTGGTACTAGAGATCTAGTTAGTGGTGCTAGAGAAAGACTTAGTGGTACTAGAGATCTAGTTAGTGGTGCTAGAGATCTAGTTAATCGTAGTGCTAGAGAAAGAGTTCGTGGTGCTAGAGAAAGAGTTAATCGTGGTGCTAGAGAAAGAGGTAATGTTGTTAGAAAAGATCTTAATAGTATTAGAGATGAATTTACTAGTACACAAGAAAGAATTAAGCGTGATGTTAGAGAAAGTGTTAATAATATTAAAAAAGTTGCTAACAGATATGACATATTAAATGCACTTCAACAAGGAGGAAAAAAAAAGGAAGAAAAAAATAATAATTTAATTGATACCCTTGAAGAATTAAAAGAGGATATAAAAAAAGAAGAAGAATTTAAATTTGAGATTAACCAAAAATTAAATTCTTATGAAATGAAATTATTAGATCAAATTATGAATAATTTGTAAGCTTATTTAGTACGAACTCTATTTTTTTTTCTATAATAGGAACTTCCTTTTTCACCAGAAGATGATGATGTATTAGTATCATTATTTTCAGATGATTTTTTATTTTTGTTTTTATAAAATGAACTTAATTTTTCTTCTAAATTATCTGAAATAGTTCCTTTACTTCTTTCTTCTGCATTTCTTTCATTATATTCATTATCAATTTGTTTTAACATTTCTGCTTGTGTTTTGTTATATATCATATTTTGTTTCATTCTTTCTTTATTTATCATTTCATAATTCTGTCTTGCAATTTCTTGTTGTCTCATATGTGCTTGTTGTTGTGGAGTTAACATTTGATGATTAATGTTATTATGTGATTGTTGCATCATTTGTTGTCTTAAAATATTTTCTTTCATTAATCTCTCTTGCATAGCTTTATTTTTATGTATCATTTTTCTTTGTAATGCTGGAGGAAGTTTCATAGTTTGTTGTTTAGATTTGCTTGCTTGTTCTGTGGAAGCAGAAGCTAGTTCTAGAGCCTTTTCCATTTCATCTAAATTTGGAATTTCTAATTTTTGTTGTGATTTTGCATTAATACCTGTCCTGTGTTCTAATTCTTTTTGTTTAAGCATATCAATATCTCTTAATTTATTTTCTACATTTTTATGCTGATTATCTGTATACTTATTTAATGCTGTTTGTTCTTTATCCGCTGCATTAACTCTAGCATCTACTGCCATTTGTCTTAATTTATTTTGTTTTAGTGGATCATTTTGTAATCCATTATTCATTCCTGGCAACATTCCCATCATATTTTTAGTTAATGAAAATTGCAATGCACTTGCACCAATCATAAATACCAATTTAAGTAGTGGATCAGTATCTTTACCTGGTTTATTATATTTTTCATATAATTCACCAAAAACATCATAATAATTATCAATTTCAGAGTTCATTATTTTAGACCAACCTTTCAAATCTACATCAAATGGATTCATACCACTAGAACTAAATAATTCGAGTCCGAAAACTACATTTAGTAAACTAGATCTCATAAATTGTACTGAATTTTTTTTTTTTCTTACTCCAATATGTAATTCATATTCATATTTCATTTTTTTATATGGTGATTTCATCGAATAATTATCAGATAATACTACACCATATGTAGTTAATTCGCCAAGTTTTCTAAGTAAATCAAGTTTTAATAATTCTACTTCTTCTTCTGTTAATAAATTACCTTTGTCGTCAGTTAATCCTTCATTATTATTATTATATTTAATTTCATAATTATCATTTCGCAATAGCGATCCAAATCCAGGTTTAAAATCGTTTACTTTATCTTTATCTTTATCTTTATCTTTATTTTTAATAAATTCACTTAAATTATCTTTTTTACTCACATTAGTTTTAGTATCCGAAGATGAAGATGAAGACGATGATGATTCAGATTCTTTTATTGTAGATAAATTATTTTTCATATGATCATAACATTTAATATTCTCACTATCTTTTAATTTGGTTGAATCAGCAAAAGCTTCTAATGCTAAATTGGTACTTGTTACAGAATATGTAACACCTTCTTTTTTAATTTTTTCTTTACTATTATATGATTTATTGCTTTCAGACGTATTTGTCGAAGATGTAGATTTATCGTCTCTATTAACTATACTATCATCTATTTTAGATTTATGAAAGTTTATTTCATCTTGCTTAAGAATTTCATCTATACTAGCCATCAAATATATCTATTGATAAAGAATTTTTTTTATAACTATTTCCGCATAATATTTCAGACTTAAACAAATTAATAAACTTATATTGGATTATAATTTTCCATAAAAGTGAATAATGGTGGAGGATGATTATTTTTATTTAATATTGTACTCAATGATGCTGAATCTTGAAGGTTCATATGAGAATATGATATAACTCCTGTTTTATTATCTATTTGACTAATTATCATATATACTAACGATAATAATAATATGACAATGATCCATATTTTAATATACTTACGTTTAACTGGATTATTTATATTCATTCTAAATTCAGATAAGAATTTTAATTTTGATATATTTTTCTTCTTTCTTTTTGAATTTCGTGATATGCTTTAACATATTCTAAATTTTCGGACATCTCATCTCTATTAATTAAATATAATGTTAATAAAAATAATAAACTTAATATAATTGCCATACTTGGATTATCTTTGAAGTTAAAAATAAATAAAAAACTCAAATATACTATTCTAAACATTGAATTATTAAAAATAATTTTAATAAATTTTGGTGTTTTAAAATAATGTACAACTAATGCTAATCCTGTAGCAGATGATATTAAAATTAATTTATTTAGTTCCATTCTATAATAAAAAAATAAATTAATTCTACAATTTAAACATAACTTAATATAAATTGATCAGGTAGAACTTTTATAACTTCTTTCACATGTTATATTCTTTTGATATATTTGCACAATCATTATTGGTAAACATTATTTTATAATTAACATGATTTATTTACTTTATTTATTTAAATCATAAAAATATAATTTTCAATTTGTTTAATATATAAGTGGTGATTGTTTATCATCGTGAGCATAAAGGATGAAATGTAATGACTATGATTATTCGTTTTAATTAAAAAAAAAAAATATTAACAATATTAAAGGTATGTTTTCTGGAATTAATGAAGCGTATAATAATAACTCATTAAAGAAACAATTGATGGAAATGGATAAACAGAATAGGAATGCGTTAGAAATAGCTCAAATGCAAGATGAAATAGAAAAGACCCAAGTTAAGAATGGTATAATACCTCCACATACAGGATATAATATGCATCAAACTTGGCAACCAGCGCCTATGGATGCATCTGGATTTAATCCAGATTATATTGACAAAACATTTGTTGACGCACAAGGAGATATGACTCATGGAATGAACTTACAAGGAACAGCATTAAATGATCTTAAAAGTGAAGATTCAACATTTTATTCAGATTCAAATTACAGTGATAATGATTTTGAGTCGAGTAGATTAATTTCTGAGGAATCAACATTATCATTTCCATCTTCAACTGAACCTATTATAGAACATTATACTAAAAAAGAAAAAACAAGTAATGAGCCTATTGATTATAAGAAAATTGTTAAAAAAGTATTTGAAGAAATTATTGACAAACAGCATAAATCTGAGAAAGATTCATCAGATTCAGATGCTAGTTTTGTTATAAAAAAATTTAAAAATAAAAAAAAAAATAATAAAATATCAATATTAACTGATGAATTAAAAGAAGTGATTATTGTTATTGTAATTGGAATTTTTGTTATAATTATGATTGATTTTTTAGTTAGAATAAATAGAGTAAAATGATAATATTGTTATTTTTTTTTCTTTTTCTTTTTCTTTTCTTTCTTTTCTTTTTTAGATATTTTTTTAAGATTATTATCTAAATTAATCCATGTAATAAAAATAAATCTATCACTAATTGGATATGTGTCAAGTCCTATTTCAAATAATTTTTTCATAATATAATCTCTACAATTACTAATTTCAGGAATATAAATTTGTCTATAAAATTGTCTAATTTCATAAACCATATCTAAATCATTATATTTTTTGTGGTTTTTAAATAATTCAATACATTCATTCAACATTTTTCTATATACAATTGCTAGTTGTTGTTTTCTTTCTTGTTCTGCTTGAATAATATCAGTGAGATCTTTTATTTTTGGTATATTTGATTGTGGTTTAAGTGTTGTAAATAAATTACTAATACATAATGTTCCTTTTTCTGCTTGACTTGATGGAAATAGATTATTTATATTAAGATCTTTGCTCATTATACATTTATTATTATTATATTTTATTAAAATTATCGCTGAGTTTAAATTATAATTTAATTTTTAAACTATTAATTATGAATCAAAGTCTTAAGAAAGCATCTGATCTTGAGAAAATTTATACTTCTAAAGTAACCAATAAATTAAATGAGGTTTATTCTGAAGAAGAAAATATTCCATTTTTTTTTAAAGACAAAGAAAGTAATTTAAATGATAAAATAAAGAATTTAGTATTTAGTGGTGGCGGAGTTAAAGGATTTGCACATATTGGTGCATTAAAAGCATTTGATGAATTTAAATTAATGGACAGTGTTAGCACAATTGTTGGAACATCAGTTGGTGCAATAATTGCATCATTATATTTAATGGGTTATAATTCGAATGACATGATTGATTTCTTATCTCATTTTAAATTACCAAATATAAAAAAAATTAATTTTACAAATATGATAAAATTGTTTGGTTTGGATAAAGGTGAAAATATAGAATATTTATTAAATAAATTATTATCAGCAAAAAAAATAGATCCAGAAGTTAATATGTTAACTTTTTATGAGTTAACAGGTGTAGAATTAATATTAACAACTGTTTGTATCAATGACATGAAAGTTAAATATATTTCATATAAAACAGATCCTGAAATAAAATTAATAATGGCAATAAGAATGAGTATTTCAGTTCCTTTTTATTTTACTCCTGTTGAATTTAATAATAAAATGTATATTGATGGTGGATGCATAGATAATTATCCAATACATTTATTTGATTATAACGAGAATAATACACTAGGTGTATTTTTATTTAGTAGTTGTGATAAAAAGGAAAAGTTAAATAATTTAGAGGAATATGGTATTAGAGTTATACAATGTTTAATAGAAGGATTTAATCAAATGTCGTATCGCGATTATTCAAAATCAACTATATTAATTGATCTTGAAACTACAGGAATGTTGGATTTTGAGATGAATTTTCAAAAAATTAAATCTATTTACCAAAAAGGTTATACTCAAACAAAAAAATATTTAGAGAAAAAATTTTAATTAATCTTTGATAATCTTTCAATTAACTTCTTTTCATTTATTTTTTTTTCTTTTGTGCTCTTTTTTTTCTTTTTTTTGTCTATTTTAATATCTTCATCTTTTTTTTCTTTTTTACCTAATTTTTTAAGTTCTTTATCTTCGCGAAATTTAAGAAGTTTTTTGTATTTATTTTCTATATTGTCAGTTTCTAATGCTTTCCAATCAATGTTATTTGTTTCAAATCCAAGTTGATTGGAAATACCAAATTCACCAAGATCATCATTTTTAAAATTATTAAATTTCATATCTTTGTATCCACCTGTTTCTTGTTCATATTCTTTCATTCGCCTTTCAACTTCATTCTCGAAGTCGGTTGTAATTTTATTATGATTATCATAATCATTGTCATCATCTAAATCAATGGCATTATAATCATTTGCTGAAATATTAAGTTCTTTTCCAAAATTAATAGACGCATAACCACCTTCAATATTATCGTCGAGTAAGTTATCTGGATTTGTTTCATCATATAAATCATTATTACCAATACCAACAAATTCATTATTTCTAGAACCAACATTATTAAATGCTGTTGGATTATTTTTTTTGATAATATCCATTGGTCCTTGTCCATGAACTTGATTCCACATAATATTGAATTTTGAATGATTAAAGTTTTTTGGATCACATATTGGATCTGGTATAATTTCTATTTTTTCTTGTTCTCTTGCCATTCTTAAATCATTTAATCTTTTATTGAATTCATCTGATGTAATTGCATCAACATCTTCAGAATCATATCCATGTTTTTCATTTAATAATGCATTTTCAAGTAAAAATTTTTTATAGGCTTCATCTGTTAATTTATTCTTTTCATCTTCATCCGCCCAATTTTCTTGTGCTTTTATAAAAGTATCATAATCACCTCTTAATGCATTATGAGAAGTTACTGCCTCATTGCTTAATTTCACAGCATGATCATATTGTTTTCTTTGGTTTTCATCACTGAGAACATTATATGCATGTGTAATTAATTCATAAATTTCTTCAGCTTCTTTTTTATTTTTAATTTTTGATTTATCTGGATGGTATTTTTTAACCATTTTATAGTAAGCTTTTTGAATATTACTAATATTTGCGTCTTCGCTTACTTCAAGGATTTCATATAAATTAACATGTATGTCAGACATAATATGGTATATTAGAGAATTTATAATATTTTTTTGAACGAGCATAAAATTTCTTTGTTTTATTTATATTGGATAGTATAAAGATGAATAACTTAAATAACTTAGATTTAATATTAGATTCCGTACTATTGCATGCAACTGGCGATACTATTGGATTTAAAAATGGTGATTGGGAATTCAATAATAATATTGATCAATTTACATGGGGTTATGTTTATGAACTTATAAATCAATTAATTGAATTAGGTGGTGTTTCTGGTTTAGATACTCAGGGGTGGTTTATTTCAGATGATACTGTTATGCAGTTAATAGTAATGGAATCATTATTGAAAGTAAAAACAAATGATAAACTTAAAGTTGATGCAAAAGAAGTATCAGAACACTTATATCAAATATTAAAAAAAGAGGGGAGAAAAAGATTGGGAGGTAGAATGCCTGGAAATAGATTAACTGATGCAGTAAAATTATTTGAAAAGGGTAATTATTGGGAAGAATTACCATATAGAAAATTAGCAGGTGGTTCAGGTGCTTCAATGAGAAGTATGGTTATTGGTATTATTTTTAATGGAACAAAATTAAGACAAAAACTAATAGAGATTGCATTAGAAACATCGAGAGTAACACATAATAATACGATTGGATATTTGGGCGGCATTACATCAGCTCTATTTGGAGCGTTTGCAATAGAGCATATACCAATAAAAAGATGGCCATTTGAATTAATGAATATATTAGAATCAAATATAATAGAAAACTATTTATCGAAAACACGGGGGATCAAAGAATATAGTCAAGATAAAGATATATTTATTAATAAATGGAAGAGATATATTGAGGATAAATTCGATAAAGATGGTAAAGTTATTTATAATAAAGCAATGAGAGATTTATCATTCAGAATGAGATATTATTATGAGAATTATGGATTTAAGGAAGAAAAAATTATCTTTCCTGGTTCTGGAGGTGATGATTCAATGATTATTGCATATGATGGATTATTAGATGCTGAAAATAATTGGGAAAAATTAGTTTATTATACAATGGTTCATGTGGGAGATTCTGATACAACTGGGTGTATTGCTGGAGGACTATATGGATTAATTTATGGGAAAGATAAAGTTCCAATAAATAATTACCATAAAATAGAACAAAAAAATAGAATATTAGATACGACCAAAGAATTATATAATAAATTTAATTAATATATGAATCAACAAACTTTTTAAGACTTTCTAATGTTCTTGGATATTCCATATATGTAAATATTTCTTCACCAATATGAAGTCTCACTGTAGGATATCCTTCAATATTACATTGTTGACAATATGATTCATTGCCTCCTTCACATAATATTTCTGTTACTTTTAGATGTTTTTTATTTTGATTAGCAAATTCTCTATATTGTCTCCATACAGGCATAAATTCACTTGACATACCACACCAATTAGTATAGTATAAAATTAATTCAGCATCAGGAATTGCTTTATAATTATCTCCCCCTGTTGATAACATAGGTATTGATTCATTTTTTGGCGGAACTGGTAATTCCTCGATTGAAACTGATGGCAATGTGTCTATATATGTATCATATGTTTGTTTTTCTGGGTGAAAGAATTCACCTATATTAAATTTAGATAAATAAACAAAAACTAATAATATAATAATAAAAATAGTTATAATAATTATTTTTGGATCAATTGATAATTCGTTTAAATGTGATAAATTAATATTTTTGTAATTCAACGCATTAAATATAAGTGATACTAAAAGTATAGTAACTAATAAATAATTTATTTTATGAAACATTTTTTTATATAATAAGGTTTAGAATAAATATAGTTTTATTTTTTCTATTATAAATTATATATACAAATATTATGGCTTCATATGACAAATACTTAGCCGAGGCTGCCTTTATGGGAGCTAAACCAGAAGAAGATCATGTTGCAAAATTCATTATAAAACATTTAATTAGAATCCGTGATCAAAACGGAAATATTTCATTTGATACACCAGCATTTAAAGAATTTTTAACCGATATTAAAGATAAAAATTATATTGGAGGAACTCGTGATGATACAATTAGTCATCATTTTGTAAATGCAATTATTAAGTTTGGTATTTATCATAGACAATTAGATGGAATACCAAAGAATCATCAACAAGCATTAAGTATTGTAGAGAATATAACAAATAAGTTAACTAATACTGTAGCCACCACAACCCGTCCAAGTTTTAATACCGCACAATATAAAATATGGTGGATGAACATTAATTTAGCCGGTGATAAACTAAACCCACTCGATATTCTTAAAATCGCAAAGGCGTCTAATAAAATCCTCACCTTTAGTGAATCATCTCTGTCTATTATGAATTTAGGTAATACGATACAAGGAAATAATCAAGAGATTATTGCTCCATTTATTAAACTTATGTCTTATATTATTGTTGCAACAATAGACGCTAATAGCACAATAAATCGTGCACCAGATGAACAATTTTTAACAACAAATAGAAATGGCGCAATTAAATATAAAGTACTGAGAGAAACATTAAATGAGATTCTACGTGTTGCTTTTTTAGTAGGAAACGACACATTTAGTCATAATCCAAATAATCCGTCAGGAACGGTTGGTCTTGGTAATAATCAAGAGTTAGTCACTATTAATCCACGAATCAGAGAAACATCGCAAAATGTACAACAAAATGTATTAACTTTTATAAAAACTGTAGAACAAATTGATGCATTCACAAATAATTTACACACCATAATTATTAATTATATAGGTAATAATCAACAAGATCATGATACTATTAAAAAGAAAATTAATGATCAAAAATTAATTGATATTATTAAAGATGATCTTCTAAAAAAAGTAAGCGCTGGCGTTAAAGATGATATTAATCGCATTGTTGGTACAGATTATGCAAACTTAGAAACAAGTAAAGAACAATTGGACTTATTTAATAGAATTTTTGCAAAATGGAATACATTAGATGAAAGTGTAAGAAATTTCTATAATAACAATGTACAAATTCGCATAAATGAAACAAAATTGGGCGATATTCCAAAATTAAATTCAACTGAATTGAAAGGTGCAGACGGTATGGTATCAATTGAATCACAACATGGACCAAAAGTCTTACAAAATCTTGATAATATTGGAAAAACAAATGTACGAATTAACTTAAAAAAAGTACAAATTGGTTCAGAATTTATTCCTATATTTGCAACATACTTGCCAAAATATAATAAAGATAAGTATGATAATATAACACGTGCTCAATTCACTGTCATAAATAATCTACTAAATCTTAGTAGTCTCGAAACTATAAATCTATCAGACTATAGTTTAAGAGATATTTATTTAATTGTTTATGGACAACTATCAAACTTCGCAATTACTAGAGATTTGTCCGCATATAAAAATACAAATGATTATTTAAATTTACCAACTGATGCTAAATATCTCCCACTAAATACAGAAAAAAATATTTCCGATAGAATTGCTGCAGTTTTGGATAGAAGAGTTGTTCCATCATCAAGACAATTTGATGAATCACGATACCTCAAACAAGTGAATATATCTAAACTTGGTAAAAAAGCCAATAATACTGATTATACTGATGTAAATGAATTCATTTCTGCCAATGGTAATGTTTTAAGAAAAGATCCAAATGATAACACAAGGTTCCAGAGAAAGGATGGTGATAAATGGAACGATCTCAAAATATCAACTGATTTATGTAAACCATTAAACTTAGATACTGTAAGGGATACTAATTGTCCAGAAACAGTAGAGCAATGTATATTACAAGATGACGCATCTTCTTTAAATAAATGTCTCGCTAAATTAACTTTGTTAAATTTTGCACAGGCTGCGTGGAACGAAATCTCTATGTTGAGTCCAGCAATGGCTGTAAGATTACTTCAACGAATTGGCTTTAAGGCAATAAAGAAAGATGGTATGTGGCAGGTACAAAGTGTTAATGAATGGGAGAATAGAGTTACTGTTTTAACAGATAATACTAATACCCAACAGTCGTTTATTGTGTTAAAAGGAAATAATGATTTTAAAAAATATCTTGCTATTTTAGTTCATTATGTAAACGCTAATCCATCAGTTCTAAACTCAGGATATAAAGGTCCTGCTAAAAAGGTAGATCCTATAGCCGCTGTTGCAAGTATTTCATCTTTATCTGATGATCAAAAACAGAAACTAAAAGCTATGGGTATAAGTATTGACACAAGATCCGTTTCATTTACTGTAGGAGAACCAGGTGCTACTCGAGCTCTTGCATCCGCACAAAAGAGCATTCAATCGGATACATCTGCAATTGCCGCAATTATGAGTCTTTTACAACAAACTAATTCAATTGGACGCGTTAGAGTTCCCTTTATGGCTGGAGGAGCATATACATGGGAAAATCTTCCAACAAACACCAAGAATCTTACAGGAGAACAAATTGAACAACTTAATAACAAAGGATCTTATGTATTAAAAGGAATGATCGAAGACATTAAAAGAAAGTTGTTATCTCAAAATAAAACTCTTGATAAAGCAGATGAAAGTAAAATCGAAAAACATCTTAAAGACATGTCAGATGCAGAGGAAGAATTGGCTAACGATTTCCGCTTACTATCTGAATATTATAGCATAATTAATCAATATGATGACACTTCTGTAGAAGAAATTAATACTAATTCAATAGATTTAGCTGCACTAAAAGCAAATCTTGAAAAGACTCATGCTAAACTTTCAAAGGAATCTAGATTCTTGCTTGCTGTACTTAATATGTTAGGAAAAGCTGGTCACGCAAAATCTGTAAATGATGGTACAACTGTACGTGATGGCACAACTAGAGAATTATCTATTTAAATTATATTAATTTAAAATAATTATGTTAATAAACAAAATTGTTTTAATTATTAGTAAAAACTAATCCTGCAATACCGTGAGCAATTCTAATTATATTGTATACTTTAGTAAAAACTTTTAATGTACCTCTATTTGAAAAATTAATAGAAGGATCTGTGGTAAGTCTTAATAAAATATGATCAATTGTGCTGAAATTAATTGTACCACTTGGTTGTATTTTTTCTGGTTCTAATCCAAACGAATATGTACATATTCCTTCGCAAGGACCCTTATTATGATGCCAATACGGTTGTATATAATTTAAATATCCAGCATCTCTTTCACTAAATCTTTCTTGTCCATTAATTAGTAGTGCAACCTTTTTAATTAGCCCATTTCCTAAATAAAAGTTTAATGATCTAGATGTTGAATGTTCAGTAGTAACAATTCCTGTGTTTATATCATAATTTGCATTTCTTGGCATTGTTTTATCTTGATTATCTTGTGATCTTTGACAAGTTTTAAAACTATTCGTATAATTATAATGATCATTTATTTTTGTAGTGTTAAGATAATCATATCTAACTGCAAATATAATTTCTTTTGTTGGTTGCAAAAATCCTAATTTAAATTGTTTAATATTAGAATCAACAATTTTATCTCCTCCAAATTGTATTTGTTCAATTAAAAATTCATGTTTTTCTTTTAATAATCTCATTCTTTCCTCTTCATCTACAAAAATATATTCAACTAATAGCTTAACATTTTTTAAATTATATTTTAATGTAGGTACTGTTTCAGCATTTTGAGAGACATTTGGTTTTGGATTAACTTCATAGTTGCTCGTTAATCCAATTATTTTGTAATTTTGATTATTTCTTGATACAGTAAACAATTGTGTGTCTGTTGTTGCAGTAAGATCACTTGGACTAATAAAATTATTTCTAGAAATATTATTATAATACATTTTTTTAGTAATTGAATCATAACCCATGAAAATACCAGTTGCAATATTTCCATCAACATTTTGACTAATGAATTCATATTGTTTAAAATTTACAATATCTTCATTTAATATAATTGAATTAGTAGGTCCTACAACATGACACCAATCAAACTCATTAAAACTTACATTAATATTTATTTTACTGTATTCTAATGCAACAATTGGAATTGAAGAACCAATATTTTTACAAAACCAAAATTCCAATGGAATAAATAACTCTATTTCTTCTTTTCCATTTGAGAAATTATTTACTTCTTCAATATCACCAATAATTATATTATATCCTCTTTGATTATCTCCTGTTAATTCTCTCCATATATTCATCCATTCGCCATATTGTTTATCTATAACTTGACCACCAATTTCTAATTCAACACTTTTTATTAATGCATATCCAATTCTTTTAACCCACATAAATCTTTTATATGGATCATCATTGCCTTCATTATCAAAAAAATTACCAATTTTTGGTAAAGTAACCATTAAAAAAACTTTATGAATTAAATCTCCTGCTTTTGTTATTGTACAAGATACTTTTTTTCCAAAATTAGGTTTACTATTAAAATCTAACTTAATTTGTTCAATTGAAAAATTTGTATGTCTTCTATAAACCATTTTAAAAAAAGTTATTTGAGGATCTTTAACTAAAAAAATATCTTGAACTCCAATAGCTACTAATTGTAATAAACCGCCACCCATTTATAAAATAGCCTATACAATAATTTTAATCAATTAAACGGATTTATTTTTTAATATTAAAAAAACTTTACGAATTAGATTTCGTGCTTTTGTTATTGTACAAGATACTTTTTTTTTAAAATTAGGTTTACTATTGAAATCTAACTTAATTTTATGTCTTCTATAAACCAGTATAAAAAAAGTTTCTTTAGGTGAATAATTAGTTAAATAAATATCTTGAACTCCAATAGCTACTAAATGTAATAAACCTCCTGTCATTTATAAAATAGCCTATACGATAATTTTAATCAATTAAACGGATTTATTTTATAAAATACTTAATTTTATAAAATAAATTATTTGATAAGTAATTAACACATTATAAAACATTCTATACAATTTTTTTATTACTTATTTATGGTTCATAAAATATTAAACCAGACATACCACTAATACACCTTAATACATTGTAACCCCGTCCAAATAAAATAAGTTGAAATCTTTTTCCACTTTTAATTAAACTAATCATTTCATCAGAAAATTTAAATTTTAATTCAAATAATTCGATCATAGATAAATTTGCGGTTCCACTTGGTTGATATTTTTCAGGATATATGCTAAATGTATATGAATATACCCCTCTAGGAGGATCTCCTGTTCTTTTTCCATAACTCTGCACATAATTATAAAACTTTGCAGATTTAGGTTTTTCTCTTTCCCGACCATTAAAATTAAAACTAAATTCTGAAAATACATCTTTAATATTATAATCTGAATCTTGATAATAGTACTTATTCCATTTTTTTTGACCATGCATCAAAGATCCATTAATATCATCTAAATCTCTAAATGCCCAAATAAATTCTTTAGTTGGATTTTTAAAGTAGACTTTTTTAATAATTTCTGTTTCATTATTTTGAAAAAAATTCTTATCAATAATTAATCCATCATCAATTTGTATTGTTTCAATTAAGTATTCTAATTTACTGTTAGCCAATCTCTTTCTTTCTTCTTTTTCAACATATACATAATCTGCAATTAACTTACATTTAATTCGTGGTTTTCTAATAATTTCTGCTTCACTTTGATAATATGCTAATTGTTCAAATGACCTAGTTTGTACTGATAAAACAATATCAGTATGAATTAAATTAACAAGTGGTAATCCAGTGGCAAAATATTTACAAAACCAGAATTGTAATGGGATATATAACCTTGTTGCTTCTTTTGGTAAATTATTAAACATAAATAGTTCTGGTGTATGCCCAGTCATTTTATTATAACCATAATCTGTTCCAATAGATCCTTGTAATGATCTTAAAATTTCCAATATATCTCCAGTATGCAAGTCTATTTTTTGCCCACCTATTAAAATTGAAATCTCTTTGAATAAAAAATGTCCTATTCTTTGAATCCAAGCAAAGTTAGCATTCATATTACCTTTAGAATAATTTAATAGTGTTGATAATACAGTATTGTGCAAGGTATCAATTGATGTTATTATATTATTTTTCTTATTAATAAAATATTCTAATATATTATTTTTTGTTTCTATTACAGAATTCATTTTTAATGATATAATTCCTGCATTTACAAAACTGTTTTTTTGTACTTTATTTAATATATAATCTTTAATGTTATCCGAATTATAAAAACGGTTATATTTAGCTAACACAATATTTTTATCAAGATACATAGTATTTTTTGTAATATTTAATGTATTATATAAATCTAATAATGTACTATTTAATCCATATTTATTTATAATATAATTTTTAATATTATTACCAAGAGTAAATGAACCAGTAATATCATCTATACCAATAAATTCAATATATGTATTACCATATATATCAATACCTCCATTTTGAATAATATCATCAGTATTTTTTATTAACTTAATTGTCAATATATCATCAATTTGTGTGAAATCGGAATGTGTTAATAATAATTTTTTATAAATAAATTCATTTATTTTTGTTCTAATTGTTGATATTCCTGTATATAAAAGATCTTGTTTATTATATAATTCATTTTTAATATCCAATAAAAATTTAAATTTTGTGTATCTTTCTAATAATAATTCATATTGTGATGCTCTTCTAATTAATCCTTCACCATCAGTCTGATTAATAATATTTATTAATTCATCACTAATATTATAGAAATCATAAGTATTATCATTAAGTAGTATACTATAATTATCAGTATCTAATATATCATTAATAATATTATCAAAATATGCCTTTCCTTCAGCACCAAATTCAGTAAGAATATTATCAATTATATCAACATTAAAAAAATTATTAAAAGCTATTTTAAATTGTTTTCTTATATGTAAATATATACAACTTGCCGCATCAACGTATCTACCATTACCAATTGATGGTCTATTATCTTGATCAGTTTCTTCATTAATTATTGTTAATTCAAATTGTGCAAATGGTAAAGGATTAATTATAATATTAGAATCCCATTTAACTCTTCCTATAGAAAATCCATTTATATAATTAACATATGTTGGAAAATTATCTGATGTTACATCAATTCTATAACTATTAATAATATCAATTATTATACTAAATAATGTATCCGTAATAGTATATTTATCACTCTCTTCATTATTGTATTCATTTTTCAGTATTGTTAATTCATTAATCCATCTATCACAAACATACTCTGATAACTCTTCATATTTAGTTTCATTATATACAATAGGTTCAATTCTTCTTAAAATTGTAATATTTAGAATATCATTGTCTACTATTTTATTATTAGTAAGTGCAATATAATTAGAAATATCATTTGTTGTTCCTCTCCCAGTTAATATGTAATCTCTTACTAATTGATGAAATTGTCCCCCATTAGAGTCTATAATATTAAATATATCAGTTTTATAAGTTCTTGAAGTTGTATTATATAATTTTGTATCAATAAATCTTCTTATTTTATTTTGATCACCAATTGTACCATCAGTATCCTCAGTATCTTCATCGCTTGTTGATAAATTTTGAGTTAAATCATTTGGATTTCTAATTGAATAATAATCTCTAATATTAATAACTGACTGTATTATATTTACGATCATTACAGAAGGTATGTAATTCATAGACAAAACATTTTCAAGTGATGCTTTTTTATCATTTGATAACCATGTATATGTATCCGGTATTTCTAAATTTGTCCATAAAGTTTCATTTTCAAAATAATCATTATAAAGAGAATTCGAAAATAAATTTGTAAGAGTGTTATGAAATACATTAATTTTGTTATCAATATATGTTTTAAAAAAATGCGTTACGCCCGGATCTCCTTCATAAGCTGGAGTAACAAAAGTATTACTAAAATTATCATCAATTTTCATAATTGTATTATCAATAATCGAATTATTTATAAATGTTTCTGTTCCATTATATGTTGTGCTCGTAGTATCATATTTATATCTTTTATAAATAAAAAATTTATATGTATTTCTAGTAACATTTAATGCTTGTTTTAATAATTGTATATTTTTTAACAAACCGATATTCATTGTTGTAGTTAATAATTCTAATTTATCAGTTGGATCGAAATTATTTGATAATACGCTGTTATTTTTTTCTAAAAAATTATTAAGAATAATATATGAATCATATTTAGTATATTCTGTACTGTCTATTTGATTAGCTTCATAGTGTAGTATAACTTTATTTTTAATTTGGTCTTTAATTGAAATATCGGATGATGTGATATTTAATGCTAATCCATCTATTAAATCAATTAAGTTTAAATTTTTATTCATTATAGAATACATTGAATCAAATACATATTGATTATCTTCATCTAATTCCAATGCTATTTTTTTGAATATTGAATGATAATATTCTATCACTCTTTCAAATGTCCACATTTCTCTATTTAAATAGTTATTATTAAAAAATAATACAATTTCATCATAAAGAGTATTAAATGTACCCCCTTCATTCATTATTGAGTCAATTATACCATCATAATAATCATCGTTTCCTTGATTAGTATCATAATTATTTATGATATTAATGACATTGTTAATTGTCTCTAATTCTGATTCTAAACTGGATATTTTTTGAGTTATTAATGTGCTGACATTTGCATATTCATCTGATCCAAAAATATTTATATTATTACCATTCAACCAATTTATTCCATTATTTTTTAATATTGTATATATTGTTTTATTTGTAACAAGTTTATATTTAATATTTATTCTAGGAAGATCAACAACTAATGTTAAATTTGTAAGTAAATCACCTAATCTTTTTATTTTACAATGAAATCTTTTATTGAAATTTGTTTTTCCTGCAAAATTAAGTATTTTTTGATAAATAGAAAAGTTAACATGTCTTCTATATACAGCTTTAAAAAAAGTAATTTCGGGGTCTCCAGTTATAATTAAATCTTCTGCACCCCTTGATACCAATTGTAATATACTACCTCCCATAATAATATAATATATTAAATTTATTTAAACTGTTTTTAATAAAATAATAATAAAAATTATTCCCTATTACTGAATGCTAAAGCACCATATCCGCCTGAAAATCGTAAAACATTATAATTAACAGCAAATATTTTTAGAGAAATTGTATCATTGTCATTAAACATATCTGGATCAAATTGAAATAACATTTTTACATTTGTTAATCTACTCATATTACATTGACCTGATGGTTGATATTCTGTTGGATATAAAGCGAAAGAATAACAATTTATTCCTTTATCTGGACTTCTTTTAAAATATCTATATGGTTGTATAAGCTGATAATATTTTCCATTATATAATTCAGCTTCTTTATTAGATACAATATCAACTCTATTCTCATCACAAAAGAATATATTTGTATTAATAATTGGGTCTTTAGTTTTATTTATATCTGATGTATAATTATCCCATCTGCATTTATTGTATCCAGATGAATTTTCTCTGTATGATTTTTTTGACGCTACCCAAAATAGTGCTTTTGTTGGATGAATAAAATCAAGTTCAACTTCACAATTCTGAGTAAATAAATCATCTATTTCATGTATTTGAACATTTTCAATTAAATATTCATTACTTACTTGTGCAAATCTTTTTCTTTCATCTCTCCCAAGAAAAACATAGTCTACATATAATCTACCTTGAAGTTGAATATGTTCATCTTCTTCTAAATCAAACAATGTCATTGCGTTTGTATAATTATCCAATTTAATTTCAACATCTTGTTCAATATATGCAACTTCATTTAATGTTTTAGTTTTCAATCTAAAAATAACATCATTGTTCTCTAAAGAGACTATTGGTAATGATAAACCATTAAAACGATTAAACCAAAAATTAAGAGGAACTTTTATTGAATATGAAGGTCTAATGTTTCTATCAAAAGTAGTTAATTTTATAACATTTCCTATCATTTTATCATAATTAATTTCGTGCGTGTCTTTTAATGTTAATTGATTCCATATATTAATCCAATCACTATAATGTTTATCAATTGTTGTGCCTCCAATATCAATTTCAACATAATCAATTAATGCATGACCTAATCTATCAACCCATGCAAATTTAGCATAAGGGGATATAGTATCATCATAAATTAATTTTGCATTTTGCATTTTTTGTTGATATGTTGTTTGTATTTCTTTCATAAGCAATCGTGCATTTTCTAATTTCCCAAATAATTCATCTTTATTATTACCTGAATATGAATCTGAAATATCTTTAATATAAATATTAGTAATATTATATGTTAATCTGTCATCGTTTAAAATAGCAATATAGTTTGCAATTTCTGATGTATTTACTCCTTCATTAAATTGAGTTATATTACTATTATAAACATTTGTGATAATTGATTGTATATCAGAAACAGAACTATTTGATGCTTTATATATTATATATGCATCTCTATACATCTTCATATTATAAAAATGAAAATCAATAATTTGGTCATATTTTGTTTTTGTTGTATTATATGTAGTTAATGTAGCACTAGAATCAGGTATTGTATATCGTTTAAGTCTAACTTGAGGAATATCAAATTCTAAATACATTCTATAAAGCAAATCGCCATTTTTTGGAATAGTTATAGTTGATGTTGTATCAAAACCAAATTCATCATCAAAATCAAGTTTTAATGATTCAATAGCAAAATTAGTATGTCTTCTATATACAATTTTAAAAAAAGTAATTTCTGGACTTCCTGTTAAATATATATCCTGTGTACCATAAGTGGCGAGTTGTATAATACCTCCTCCCATTATAAATTTATTAAATAAATAAAAAATAAATTATTTCCGCATTTTATCAAAATATTAGAAAAAAGAAATTATGTTAATAATTTTTTTTTTCATACAATTGATACATAGAGAGTGCACACACTAATACACATATAGTGCACATACACACATAGAGTGCACACACTAATACACATATAGTGCACATACACACATAGACACATAGACACATAGTGCACACATACACACATAGTGCACACATACACACATAGTGCACACTAATCCGCCAGGGGATTACTCTCCCCAGCAATCCAGCTCATGGACTGCGCCAAACCCATGTTGCACTGGAGACGGCTTGGAAGCCACGGGTAGACTTCGGGCAACGTTCTCTACCTCGCTCTCATCAGTTTCCGAATAGTCCTCAGCGAGGGCACTGAAGCAGCCACGATTAGCCGATTCGTCCACAGCCACAGCACTGACTGGCTCATTGGGGTTCATCACCAGAGTGCGCTTACACGATGTCTCCCATCCCTCAGCATTAACCTTCGCTGCAGGCTTCGCTACAGGCTTCCGTTCAGCAACCTTGTAATCACTCCGACCACCACGCTTGCCGCGCTGGCGGGTCTTAGCCTTTGTGGTTGCCGCTGTGGGAGTTGCCGTAGGTGTTGCTGATCCGACAATGGATTGAACCATTGGATGCAAAGCTTCAAATGGCAAGCCTGTTGGCAGTGTGAGCAGAGCTTCAGTCATATCGAGACCTAGCAGACCCACAAGACCAGCCTTGATAATGACCGCATTATGCGTGCGCATTGGGCTTGTCATCAGCGCCATTACCGCATCAATCGTCGCGGCGGGCTTGTGTGCATTCACCACGTCAGCATACGGCGTAGGACCCTTTGGCTTCTTGGGTGCTCCTGGTTGCACTTCAAAACGAACACGTCGAGGAGGTGACATTGTCGCCTTGTCGGTCTGCTGGCTACCAACGATAGTTTCGCCACGGTATAGCCGAGAGCGCCTCTGTGGGGTAGACTTACCAGAACTCAGATTCTGTGCCTCACGCTGCTCAGTGAAGTTCCTCTTAGCGGCAATTCGCTTAGAGAGTTCTTCACGACCCTGCTCCTTGAGAGACTCAAACAATGACATGAGATACGGTATGAGGCGTACCTTGCCAGCATGTGGTCCGTGATCCATGGTGCGACCACTGGGGTCCGCCACGCGCTCACACATACCATTTGCAAAGTCGAGATAGCTCTCAATGATCTCATGGTAGACACCCTCGGAAGTAGCAACGCGTGACTGCTTTGTGTTTGGATTGTAGACTGTGAAGCCGTACACCCCATCACTGGAGCGACCGATCGTAGCACCCTTGCGTGTCATGTTGGCGTGGAAGCTCAGAGAGTTTGTCAAGCGCCTGATTGCAGGACCGATGTTGCCGAGAGGGCGTCCATCTGGACCCATTGCAAGACGAATCTCAACTGTCTCATCATCCTCCTCTGACTCGCGCGACACAATGTATTCCAATGCTGGGATTGTAAACACATCGAATCGCTTGTCCTCAGTGGTTTCGCCTGGATTTGATCGGAGGGAAGAAATGAACTTAGCAGGATCGCCAAAAAGACGACCGTGTGGGTTGCCCTTGTGATGACCAATAGCCTTCTGTGACTCTCGAATGAATTCCAGAGCCTGATTCACTTGCGCACGTAGGCAAGAAAGATCGGCATATACTACCGGATTCTTGTCCTGGAGGTAGACTTTGGCTGCCTTGTATGCATCAGATTGTGCACAACGAAGCGTATCAAGTGTTTCCTCATCGGCATTCGCAAGCGCAGCTTCACTGTAAGCACGGTATGCATCCTGGAAAGCGTCCAGTAGAGGTCGGACAGTCTCTTCGGCATATTCGATCCACTTCATGATAAAGTAGCAAACGCCCTCAGTTCCCAATAGCCCCAACGGAATGATCTCTGTGGTTACAAGGTTAGCGCCAGACTCATGTCCGTCAGCCAAACCAATATCCATACGAGCCATTGCTTCCTCTGAGCCGGCGACAACCTTATGATCGTCAGCCTTGCTCACTGAGCTGGCGACAACCTTATGATCGTCAGCCTTGCTCACCGAGCCGGCGACAACCTTGCGATCGTCAGCCTTGCTCACTGAGCCGGCGACAACCTTGCGGTCGTCAGCCTTGCTCAGGATAGCGGCATTGAAAGACGCTGTGTTGATAACAGTGTTTGTGGTAGAGTCGGTCAGTGACATCTTTATCTTTGCAATATGTTGTGATACTGTCTGAAATTAGTGGGAATTGCAAACATTTGGTGTTTTCAATTTTTTCATGTTTTTGTATGTTAACCTTTATATATATGGGTTAAATAAGTCATTTTACTGACTATTTGAATAAAAACTATACAATTATAACAATAAATACTATTTTTATATAATGATATGTTATAGACAAAGGGAAATGCCTTTAGATTATAAAAAGATTAGATATACTGGAAAAGATTATGCAGTAATTAATGTTAAATATAAATTTTATGATATTCCAACAATAATAGACTATAAAGATATTAATCTGCTTAATCATTTAGAAAAAAAATGGAAATGTCATAAAAATGGTTTTATATCAACATCGCATCCATACAATGGTACATATCATGAACTATACTTACATGAAATTATTATGGCGCAAAAAAATAAGGAATATGGGTCTAAATTCTCATCAAAATCAATTCTTCATATAAATAGGTTAAATCTTGATAATAGAAGGGTAAATTTGGTATATATTGACTGTGAAGATAAATTTAAGAATATGAAGAAAAAAAAAAGAACAATTGAATTATCTAAAGATACAGGTATTAATCCATCTAATATACCAACTTATGTATGGTATATGAAAGAGAATGGAACTCATGGTGAAAGATTTATAGTTGATATAGGTAAAATTAAATGGAAAACTACTGCTTCAAAGAAAGTTACACTTAATGAAAAATTAGAACAAGCAAAAAAATTTCTACGAGATTTAAAAAATACAAAGCCGTATATATTTCAATCTAAATGCATGAATGGTGAATATACAAGTGAAGGAAAAAAATTAGCAAAAGAATTTTATGAAATCATCAAATTAGCAGGATATCATGATTTCAAAGAAAAGAATCTTGAAGGGATCACTGATAAACTAATTAGTTAGATTCTTTATTAAATTTAGTTTTTCGATATATTATAAATAATAAAATAAATGTATTAAATATAAAATACCAAAAAAACATATTTGATATTATTTTTAATTGTTGATAGTTGGTTGAATAATATAAATAGAACATTATTATAATTCTTATAAATCCATAAATAAAAGCATAAGTTTTATCATGAGATATACAATATTCTCTAAAGTCAGATAAATTTGGAATAATTAAATTATATAACTGAAATTTATAGTTACTACAAGTAGACATTTTAATACTTAATTTAACATAAGATATTTTTCAATATAATTTAATTAAGAATATCATATAATAAAAATTATTTAATAAGACAATCATATTATAAATAAATAATTTATATATAATAAGTATAAATGGGAAATTCAAATTCTATTGACTATCAAAAAGAATATGATAAAATTACTGAACAAATAAACGAATTAACTAATGAAAATTTGTATTACAAAAAAATAATTGATCAATTTGAAGAATCTGAGAGAAAAAATAAAAAAGGACATGAAAAGATCATTGATATTTATAAAAAAAAAGCTGATTTAGATTATAAAAATTTAGTGTTTGAAGGTGGTGGTGTGAAAGGTATATGTTATTGTGGTGTTGTTCAGATTCTTGAAGAATTAAATATTTTAAAAAAAATAAACAAATTTGCTGGTTCTAGTGCTGGATCAATAATAGCATCATTATTGGCAATTGGATATACAGCTAATGAATTGAAAGATATTATGTTTTCTTTTAATTTTAATGATTTAATAAAAGGTAGAAAAAATTATTTGAGAGATGGAGTTAGATTAATACATTCGTATGGTATGTGTGATGGCGATGATGTTATGTCATTTTTAGGAAAATTGTTTTTAAATAAAGTACATAATGTTAATTATACATTTGAAAATTTATTTATTGAATATGGTAAAATGTTAGTAATAACTGTAACAGATATAAATAATTTAAGAACTGAATATATTTCTCATTTAACTCATCCAAAAATGCCTATTAGAAAAGCAATTAGGATGTCATTATCTATTCCTTATTTATTTGAACCTGTAAAAATGAATAATAATTTATATGTTGATGGTGGATTGCTTGATAATTATCCAATTCATGTATTTGATGGTGAATTTCCTGGAGATAAAAATGAAAAATTAAATTTAATTCCAACAAATCCACACACATTAGGTATAAAAATAATTGTTCCTGATGAAGAAGAAGATTATCAGTGTCATAAAAGAGAAAAAATAGAAAATTTAGAACAATTTTCTGAATCATTAATTGATACTTTAATGGTTTCCAATTCAAGGAGATATATTAAACCAGGATATTGGGAAAGATCAATTCCAATACATGTTCAAGCAATCCCATTATTTAAATTCAAATTAAATAAAGAGGAAAAAGAAGCATTATATAAAAATGGCATAGATGGAACTAAAAAATATTTTAAATTACTATAATTTTTATTAAAAAATTAAATGATATAACCAATTACGATATGTTTGTTTATAAGTTTTCATAACCATTGACATATTAATTGACCAGTTTTCTGGAGTTGGTTGTGCATCACAATATTCCCAATTATATACGCCTCCAAAATCAGAAAATTCTTGGCACAATTTTCTTACTGTTCTAATTGCGTCTTCACTATATTGAGATGATAACATACCATAAACAATTTTATTTGGCGGATAACCATTATTAATTATAGCCTGATAATCTTCAACTCCATAGCTACTATATGATTGTGTATTAAAATATGATATCATTTTTCCCTCTGGACTATTATATAAATCTTTATATGAAAATCCACCCATTCCTGGACCATCCTTTACTAAAGAACTTTGAATAGGTGACATTGTAATAATAAAATCGTTTCCAAAGTCATTATTAAATTTTCTTATTAACATTTTTATTTTATCTAATCCATTATTTCCTAAATATTCTTCAACATTTAAGTCAACTCCTGAAATAAATGAATATTTTTTTAATGATTGCTTTAATAATCCATAATAAATATTAAAATCAGCAAACAAATCTACATATGCTCCGCCAACACCACCTATCATTAAAATTATCTTAATACCTTTTTTAGATAATTCTTCTGTTTGATTCCATACGTTATTATTAATTGAATCATTTAATGGAATATCATTTAAATGAATATCTGGAGAACCATTTTTATTTTTACTAAAATGAATAGATGCAATATGTATATGTGTACAATTAGTATTATTTATAATATTTGTTAGATCTGGTTTATCAAAAGTTTGATAATAGTAAATTACTCTTTTACTTTCCATTTATAAATAAATTAATGTATATATATATTTTAATTTTTTTTTCCACCATACAGATAATCTTTCGTCTTTTGATATACATAAAATCCAATCGCGTTTAATAAAAATACTCTTCCAATCGCCAATGATATTCCTTTATATAATGATCCTTGTTTAATGGCTTCATAATATGTTTTAGCGATGTCTGTTTTAATTCTTGTCTGGATTGCATCAAATGGATAAATTAAAGACCAACATGCAACACCAGCTATTCCGCCAGCAAAAAATGGATGAATTCCTCTATCTTTAAATGAATGATAAAATCCCAAATATGACGCCATACCAATTGAATCACGTATAGTAAAAATACCCAATCCCTTAAATGGATTTAATTTAAAATAATTAATTTTCATACCAACTTGTGATTGTGTTTTATATAGATCAAATATTGATAATATTGGAGCAGTTGTAATGCCTGTAAAAAATCCTCCAATATACCAATTATTATTAAAATATTTAGTATATGCATCACCCAACATGAATCTTGAAGCAGACGTTACTCCTTTACTCATAAATGGATATATAAATCCTCTATATAAAATTTGTGGATTAGTTTCAATGACAACTTTTTGTTTATATTGACTTAAAGTTTTCATTGTATCTAATGGATGTCCAATTGTACCTTGAATAATTCCGGAAATTCCTCCTGCAATAAATTCATTTTTTTGCATATTATACAAATTCACAACATTATATGTTAAAATGATAAATATTCATTTTTTTTATTAAAAGGTATTTATTAATAAAAAAATATTTTCGTTATTAATTTATAAAGTATTAGTAATAAATGATTGATTTTAGCAAGATACATTATACAAAAATAAATAATTTACTTTTTAGAGTTTTTATTTATAATATTATTTTATGGATATTATATTTATTTGTATGTTCTACATTTATAAGAGATATACCAAATCATAAAATAAAAACAAACATACGTGAAGTAAAAAATAAAATTCAAACAGGTGATTTAATTTTATTTTCACATAGAAAAATGTCTGGAAATGTAATTAAATTTTGGTCATCTGATTATTTTACTCACTCGGCTGTTGCAATTAGGCATAAAGGTAAATTATGGTTTTTAGAAGCAGATATAAATTATACATATGATTTAGCTAATAATGAAATAAAATCAGGTCCACATATTGTTAGAGCAGATGATTCATATTTTGATTACTATGATAAGGGATATATATTATGGTGTCCATTAAAAAAACAATTAAATAATAATAAAGTTTTAGAAATTTGTAAAAAATATAAAGAATCGGATTTTAATTCTAATCCATTTGTATGGTATTGTGCTAAACGGAAATGGGATTATTATAAATATATACCAAAGAATAATTATTATTTTTGTTCAGAATTAGTTGCAGATTTTTATAAAGAATATGGCTTAATTAAAAATATAAATCCAGCACTATTCACATTCAAAGATTTAAGAAATCTGGATATTTATAAAAATAAATTATATGTTAGATTGGATTAAATATAGTAAATTATTTGTTTATTTTAAAACACGATGAATAAAATGCTTACTATATTATTATAAAGTTATCAGTGAGTACAGAATACCTTATACATGAGAGCATATAAAGGAAGAAAAAAAGAATTATATATTAATATAATATTTATGGTCCTACTTTTAAATCTAAAAAATATCTTTATAATATTAGTAATATTAGTAATATTATTTAATTATTTATTTTTAATACTTATATATAAATTTATGTATAATAAACTTTATCTTTATTCTGCAAATAATGATCATCGAACATCATATTATAAACAACCTCCTATTAAATATATGGAAAAATTAAATTGGAAAATAATAAATTTAGAAAATAATTCAAAAATTATTAATAATAAAAAAGAATTTACAAATTATTTAAATACAAATAATATAAAAGTTATTTTAATTTTTAATTTTGAATATTTATTAAAAAGTATAAGTGTGTATGAAGATTATTTTAAAGCTGCAAATATTTATATTTTAACATTTTCAAATGATCTTCATTACAAATATAATGCAAATGTTACAAAAAAAAAACAACAAATGAATTTAATTCATAATTTTGAAAATATATTTATCTGTGCTAATTACTATTATTGTTATTTAAAATTTTATAATATTAACTCAAAAAAAATTATTCCATATCCACCATTTGTTGATGAAGATTTATATGTTGATTTTAATATTAAACCTATTATTAAAGTATTATTAAGTGGTTCAAAAACAAAAGAATATCCTGCAAGAAAAAAATTAAATAAAATTGCATCTAAAAATAGTAATATTGTCGTTTTAAAACATGGGAAATATTCAGGACATGAATATATTAAATATTTAAACACATTTTTATGTTGTTTTACTTGTTGTGCAAATAAATCATTACCTTATATTGTTGCTAAATTTTTTGAAATACCAAGTTCTGGTAGTTTATTATTAGCATATGATGAATTTGTTAAGGACGAATTAAAAAATTTAGGATTTATTGATGGTAAAAATTACATTTCATGCTCTTTAAATAATATAGAAGATAAAATCAATTATATTTTGAATCCTATAAATTTAAATGAAATTAATCAAATTAGAAAAAATGGATATGAATTTGTTTGGAGCAAACATACACAGTCGCACAGATTAAATTATGTAAATAATTTTGTTATAAATAATATAATTAATTAAATTATTGTTTAAAACCAAGTTTATGTATTATAATTTAGCATTTGTAATTAATAAGTGTAATTGTATTGGTTATTATTTGTAAGAACATATATTTAAAATAAAAAGAATTTTACAATTAAATTATTCTTTTAATATCAAACCACTATCAAAATGAAATCTTGGTTTAAACACACAAGAATTTGTGGTCCTACTTTTAAATCTGAAAAAAGTTTTAATAAATTATATATAAAAAAAAATTAGGTTTGGTTAATAGTAGTATTTTTTTTATAAATTAAAATATATGAAAGTTTATTTTTATAAAATTAATAACATTAAAAAATGCAGTAATTATAAAAGATATTGGTCTGAACAAATTTTTAATGGAATAAAAAATTATTTAAATAAAATAATTATTGTTAATAATATATTAAAAGCAAATATAATTTTTACAATTGTTGATTTTGTTGAAGAAATTGAAAATAAAATTAAATTAAATGAATTAAAAATAAAATTAATTATAATTAATTGCGGTGATACTATTATAATAAATAAAAATATTCTATTAAATCCAAATATATTATATATATTTGATCATTTAAAATTAAAATATATTCCTAATAATTTATTATTAACACATAAGTCATATTCTAAATATTTTTTAAATAATTGTCACAATAAATATAACAACATAATTACTCAAGATGACAATTTAAAAAATATATATTTAAAAAATATATATTTAAAAAAAACTAAAGCAATACTTAATACTTCTAAATTATATTCAAAATTATTTAATAATAAAGTTTCTACAATACATGATAGAATAATTGATATTGCATTTATCGGTACTATAAATTATGATTGTGAACCAATATCATCTTATAGAAAAGATATTGTTACAAGATTAAAAGAACTAAGAAAAAAACATAATTTAAATATTTATTTAGGAAATAATGATGATGGTAATAAAATGAAATTAAATGATTATTATCGAATTTTAAAAAAAACAAAAATTTTTATTTCTCCTTGGGGGTATGGTGAATGGAGTTTAAAAGAATTTGAATGTATTTGTTTCGGTGTTCATTGTATGATACCAACTAAAAATTTAATAAATTATCCTAATTTTTATGAAAATTTTGATGATTATAATAATGATTTTTCTGATTTTGAAACTAAATTACTTCTTTTATTAAATAATTTGGATCAAACACAAGAAAAAATAAATAAAAATCATAAATTATTTTTAGAATATTCTCATGAAAAACAAATTAAAAATATTGAAAATTTATTATTACAAAATTAATTAAAATATTATTATATATATGCACTGTATCTATAATACTTTTATAGCTTGAATTCTTACTATATAAAAATAATTGAATATACTATTTATTGGTTAAAATAAATAGCATAACTTATATTATTTTTATGGATAACTTATGTAGAAAATGCAAGAAATTTTCAGCAACTATTAAATCTAGTTGCCAACGATGTTATGATTATGACGCAAATTATAGAAAAGAAAAAGCTAAAAATAGAATTTTATGTTTAATGAAACACCAAAATGGTAGTCAATGTAATTATTCAGCATTAAAAGGTTATCGAATGTGTAAAAGACATAAGATATATGAAAAGTATGGCGATGAAGAGTTAAATAATTTAATTCAGTGTAGTGGGTGTAAAATATTTTATTTAGAAGATGAAATGAATGGATGTAAAACTTGTGATAAATGCAAATGTAGAGATAAAAAATTAAAAAAAGTAAGTTTGTTAAATAATTCAGAACCTGTTTTGTCAAAAAAAGATATTAAAATTATAAAAAAGATAGAAAATACATGTACATCAAAATGTGCATGTAAAAATCAACGTGAAGAATGATTTAACTGGTGCAGCGATTGTCGACAAAGAGAACGAGAACAAAGAAAAGAAAGATTGGAAAAGAAAGGTGAATTTAGAGGATGTAGATATTGTAAAGGTTACTTAAGAAACGAAATGGAAGGTAAAAGTGGAATTCATTATTCTTGTAAATTAAAGGAACGTGATAATGATAGACGAAGAAGGGAAACAGAAAAGAGAAAACAGTGGAATACTGAATATGAACATAATGAAGATAGAAAGATATATAAGAAAGAATATAATGATCAAAATAAAGAGAAAAGATTGGATTATTATAACACAACGAGAGAAAGAAGAAAAGATAAAATGGGTAAAGAAGCATACTTAAAACACAATGCATAATTAGCTTCAGAATGAAAAAAAAATAATCCTGAAAAAAGTACAAAATCATCAAAGTAAACACGTCAATACAAATCAGTACAGATTACAAAGCGAAAAAAACAGAGCAAAATTGTGTGGCATTAAGTGGAATATGGATGATGAGTATACAATAAAAATATTAAAAGGTAATTGTTTGTATTGTAATGAGAAAAATCCACATTCAATAAATGGAATTGATCGTTTGGATAGCGATGAACCATATTCTTTAAATAATTGTGTATCTTGTTGTACTATATGTAACCATATTAAAAATACACAAAATCTATATACTTTTTAAACAAGATTTGGATGATTTTAAGTTATCAAGGCATTGTCGATAAAGGGTATGTTGATGATGGATGTTGTATTATTAATAAAACAAAAAAACTTTATTGTGCTTATCGACATAAAGCAAATAAAAAAAATATTAAATTTAAAATAAGTAATGAAGAATTTGAAGATATTATTAATAATAGATGCTATTTGTGTGGATTTACTAATAAAAACAATGGAATAGATCGTGTCGATAATAATGAAGGTTATGTATTAGATAATTGTACTGCTTGTTGTGGTCAATGTAACTTTATGAAAAATAAATATGAATTGAAGTCTTATTTAAAGCTATTATTAAAAATACATAAAAGAAGAAATGAAATAATCGCAATATATAATTTAATAAATAAATTTGAAATATATGGAAAAGACAAAGAAAATTTAGAAAGCATGGTAGAACAATTTATAAAAGTGTCCGATTTTAGTATCTTAAACAAAGTACCAGAAGATTATATAATGAAAGATAATGTTACTAAGTCCCAAAATAGAATAAAAATATCAAGAAAAACGTTATCTAAAATAAAAGAAAATGACAAGAAATACAAATCTGAATTAATAACTGAACTATTAAATAAAAATATTTATAAAGAATTGGAAAAGTTAAATGAAATTGTTTATAGAAGAACGTTCAGCTTAAATCATATTATTAGTTTGGACATGTCAAAAAAAACAGAAAAATGGATTAAACGTTTTAATAATAAGAAAATAGAAGATAAAAAAATAATAAATAAATCAAATGAACGAATTGATGAAATAACAAAAATGTTAAATGAAAAATTGGATAAATTAGATGACGAAGATATTATTATTAATGAGGAAGAAATATTTGATGAATATACTGATCATTTAAATAAAATTACAGAGGAACATAAAAAAATAAAGAATAGTATGTTGGTTATGAAATCCAAATATAAAAAAAAAATGTTAAATGAAACAGATGAAAATAAAATAAAAGAACTTCAAGAAAAAATAGATGAAATTAAGTATAAACTTGACAATAATATATTTACTAAAAAAACAGCTCAAACTAAAGAGGAACGTATCAAATCAAAAAAGAAATTTGTTAAATTATCAAAAGAAAAAATGATTTTACAGTACGGTGAAGATAATACTAAAAGATTGCTTTCATTGAGAACTCAAAAATCTAAAATCAAAAAAATGTTAAATGAAAATAGTGATAAAAAATTACAATCAAAGTTAGATATGATTTCTAAACAAATAAATGAAATTGAACATAATAAAGATTGTGTCATAATAAGTAAAATGAATGATCAACAATTAAAAGAATTAAGATATTCTTCACATCTTAAATCTCAACAAGAAAAGAAAAATAAGTTTAAAAGATTAAATGCATTACGAGTTAATACATCAAGATTAAAAAAAAAAATAAAAACATTAACAGATGATATTAAGATTAAAAAAACTAAAGATAAAATAAACAAGAATATACAAGAAATTGATAATTTAATGGATGAATTAAAATAATTAGCGAATATTTCGATAAATATTCAATAATTAAAAATTAAAAATTATTGTAATTAATATGCAATAAAATGTTAAATGAATAATATTGATTGTCATTTGTTAATTTGAATAAGCAACGCCCGCCATCCCCGACATTACACGGAGTACATTGAACGAGAATGCATATACATATACATTGGTATCAGAACTGAGGAATCTCCATGAGAAAGTATCAGATCCAGTAGCTGTGCCATCGGTAAACCATAATGAAAGAATAGATTTATCAATTCTGGACAAGTTAGCAGAGCCAGATGGTTGATGTTGTTCTGGTTTAAGTGCAAATGAGTATACATTGATACCATCTGTTGGTGATCGTGAATGATATCTGTTTGGTTGTACATATGAGAAATATCTTCCGGACATTTTATCGAATCGGTCATGTCCATTAAGTTGGAGTAACATTTCATTAACTGGATTTACTGTTCCGTCAAGGTTAAGACCATAATTGTGGTGTTGGTGTACAATTACATCTCTGTTATTCTTAACCCATGCATTTCTATTGTCTACAGTAACATTATCATTTGTGACAGTTCTAGAAAGATCTCTCATAGTGAGTCTGTGTACTACAGATACACCAGTTACCTCATCATCTGCACCGAATATATAGGTAATTCTATCAAGTTTATCAGCAAAATATGTGTTTGAGTCAATTTGTAATGGATTTTTATGAAGGTACAAATTGTCATCAGATAATAGAGTAACATTTGCAGTAGTTATTTTAATAATATGTGTTCCAGAACTAGTAGTTACTGCATGTTCTTCATCAACAACATTATCGCTAACTTCTATTGTAGTATAGTTATCTGCGGCGTCTGCTGGTGCAGTAGTGTTTAATACTGGTATTCTTGGATTAGTGGCGCTAAGATGAAGCATGCCTAGAGCAATATTTACCGCTGCTTGATCAATGGCTTGATTCCAGTCAGATGGATTATAAGCTAAGAATTTTTTACCAGTAACAAAGTCTCCGTGTTTTGTTGCAACAATAAGTTCTTTGGTTGGGTGATTGAAATTGAGGTCGAGTTTTAAGTTAGACATTTGCCCAACTGATGCTTCTCCTGTGAATTGAAGTTGTTCAATAAGGTATTCGTGACCTACTTGTGCAAATCGTCTTCTTTCTTGTGAATCAAGGAAAATATAATTTACGAGAAGAGATGCGGATGAAATAGATGGTATTTGAACAGCATCTGAACCAGACGAACATACAAGTAGGTGTGCTGCTTTGAATTCGAAGTGAAGACGTACTTCATGATATTGTAATGCAATAAGTGGAAGAGCAAGTCCATTATTTCTGTTAAACCAGAAATAAAGTGGGATAAATAGTTCATGTGCTTCCTTCATTTTCTTAGTAGTGTCTCCTTTTTTGTAAGAAGAAAGTTGGTATAGTTCTGGAACATCTCCAATCATTTCCGCATGTGCTCTTTCATTTCCAGCTGGATGTGTTAATTCATACCATATATTCATCCAGTCACCATATTGTTTATCAATCTTGGATCCACCAATATCGAGCTCTACTGTATCAATCATTGCATATCCAAGTCTTCTTACGTATGCAAATCTATTTACTCTCGCATCAGAATTAGTACCACTGTCAACAACAGCAGCAAGATTTACACGAAGATACATGTCTATAGCAAGATCACCGTTTCTGAGAATTTCGACGGAAGCTTTTCTGCCAAAATCAACAGTACCGTTGAAAGAATGTTCTACAGTTTCTTGTGAGAAGTTTGTATGTCTTCTGTAGACAACCTTGAAGAAAGTAATTTGTGGGTTACCTGTAAGGTAAATATCCTGAGCGCCATAAGCGACAAGTTGCATTAAACCGCCACCCATTTGATTTATATATACTATTAAAATAGAAAAAATGATTTCTATAGTTTTTAGCATAATTTCACTATGTTTGAATTATTATTTTTTATATACAAATGGTTTATTAATTATTATGATGTAACACATTTTATGAAATATATAATAGGTTAATTTTATATATAAATAATTATTTTACGCAAATTGCAAACGAGTTCAAATGACTTAAAGACCATTACGTATTATTTTCTTATATAATTATAGCATGTTCAATATTAAAAAGGATAAAATAAGATACATTGACACTGAAACTACATTAGATGTAGCTCATCAACAATATGCAAAAAAATTTAAATCTCAAAGAAAAGATCTGCCAAAATTAAAAGATAAATTAACAAAATATGAAACAAAATTACATAAATTAGAAAAAAAAAGAAAATTAATTCAATATGAATTAAACGAAAAATCTTTATTAAAAAAAAAAATTAAAGATGTAAAAGATAATATTTATGAAATTGATAATAGTATTAATGAAATAAATTATTATGATCTAGTTGAAGATCCATTATCACAATATTATTCTTGTTTCAAAGAAATAGAAGATGTCGAAGATGAAATACCATACTATCCAGAAATAGACTCGAATAAATCTAATGATACTCGATCAATGGATGATATGGATAAAATAATTGAACAACACAAACATATTTATAAAAAAAAGAAAATTTCAGTTAAACGGCGTCCAATTGAAATTTCAAATAAAAAATCTATTTTAGAATACTTTAATATTGATAAAAAAGATGAAGAACAAAAAAAAACTAAAAAATCGAAAAAAAATTTTTATGACGATTTTAGGTTTTTAATTGACCCGAATTTTAAATCTGGTAAAAAAAAATCAATTGAAGATATGGTTAATTGTAATTGTGGAGGAAATAAAATATATATGAATGGTGAAGGTGTTCTAATATGTATTAAATGTGGAGAAATTGATATGGTCTTTATTGAAACCGATAAAGGTTCACATAAAGATCCAATACCTGATAAACCTGGATATCCTTATAAAAGAATTAATCACTTTGCCGAATTTAAGATCCATATAATTGTACTAAAATAATAAATATATGGACAACTGTTCGGAACAGTAGGCTACTCAAGACTCGCGGTATGGTTCTTGGGAAAAATAGTGGAGATACCGTGTTTGATAATTCAAACCGAAACCTACTAGTCATTATATATGAATATGATAATGAGTAATATATAATGGCAACATATCCAAATTGCGGGAAACTCCTTATAGCTTTAGATACCATTTTTATTGAGAAATCAATAAAAAGACCACGGTTAATTGCCGTAAACAATGGTAATAAATCTAAAGATTGGATAATCCGCAGCCAAACCACTAAGTCTGTTTTATTATGGATATGTGGAAGGTTCAGAGACTAGATGGATATGGGTCTGAGGAAATTGATACTTTCCAATGATGGCATAAGGTATAGTCCGTCCCCTATGGTAACATAGGTATTTAGAGGAGATCGTTATCAATTGAACTCTAAATGGCATTAATATGTGGTTTGTGATGGGTTGTCACAATTTCAAGCTAAAGAATCAACTGATATATCAGCTGATGTATTTGAAAAGATACTTAATGAAATAAATAAAATGAAATTCGATTTAAAAGATCTGAATATTATAATGATGAAAGATATTTTAAAAAGAATAGGATTATCGTCATATTATGAACATACTCCGTTTATTATCCATAAATTAACAGGAATTCCACCCCCAACAATACCAAGAGAAAAAGAAGATATGATGAGAACAATGTTTAAAAAAATTCAAGAACCATATGAAAAACATCGTCCTGTAGAAAGAACTAATTTTCTTCAATATGGATTTGTTTTACGTAAGTTTTCTGAATTACTAGAACTTGATGATTTTATTTCATGTTTTCCACTTCTTAAAAGTAGAGAGAAATTATTGGTTCAAGATCGTGTATGGAAAAAGATATGTGAAGAACTTGAATGGCAATATATACCAACTATTTAAATTATTAATTATTGATATTAAATAAAATAATTAATTCTAATTCATATTATCTTATCTTACTATATTATATAAATGATTATTGATAATAAAAGAAAAATTTTAAAATATATAATATTTGTAACTGCAATATATGCAATTTTAACTTACATGCCAAGGGAAAAAATTTATTGGAAAGATGTTCTCACTATAACATCAACAATAACATCAATTTTTGTTTTATCTGAAATATATTTCCCATCAATTCGTGTTAAAAAAGATCAAATTAAAGATCAATAATTTTTTTTAAGTAATAAATTTAATTTCATTACGCACAATGCGTATTAAAGTCATATATTTAATTATATATTATTTCATATGCCAGCAGTTAGAAGATCTAGAATAAAGAAAAAACAAAATAAAGAAGAAGCAAATCTTTCAAATAAAGACCAAAGACAGATAATTGAAAATGATATGAAAAAACTAAATCTTTCAGTTAATGGAAAAAAATACGTTGAAGTTGATCATCTTGAAGAAACCGAAATGAAAGATACACCAAAATATAAATTTGGACAATTACGATTTATTGTAATGTCAATGATTGATCCCGATCACATTGAAAAAGCCACAGAAATGAAACATGGAATTATGAAGATATGGGGTGGTTTTAGAGATACAGAAATTGATAAAGCAAGACAATATTGTTCTGAACTTAGATATACTTATCCATATTATAATTTTTTTGTAACTGAAGGTGGTAAATGGATGCCAATTCATCCAACATCGGAACAGATTGAAGACGAGCAATACAGAGAAAAAGAAATGAATGAATTGGTCAAGGGAATGAAAAATAAAAAAGATGATGATGATGAAGAACATAAAGCACGACTCGAACAAGTTAAGAAAGATGTTAAACAAACTACTCTTAAACAGCTACAAGAAACTGATCCCAAAGCATATGAAACAAAAATGCGCCTTCTTAATAAACTTAAAAAGAAAAAGGAAACGGAAACCGAAACAATTGATGAAAATATTAATATTGAAGATGATAATCTTATTGAAAAAGAAAATAAACTAACTTTTAATGAATTAAAGAAAATGACTGAAGAACAAGAAAAGAGTATAGAAGAAGAAAGAACAAGATTACATAATGATCGTAATAAAGTAGATGAAGAAAAGAATAATATTAAAACAATTTCTGATAAATTACATAAAATTAAACAACTTTATAAAGAAAATAAAGAAAATACTAAAACTAAATAATAATTTTTAAGACATGAAAAAATATTTTCTAATCTTAAAAAATAGATGAATTTTTTTGATAAAAAGACAAGTTTATTATTAATTTTATTTTTGGGTATTTTATTTATTGCAATTGATATAACTAGATCTTATAGTAATTGTAATAATCGAAAAACGGTATATCGGTACATTCCAAGAAATCTCAATGGAACTCTTGACAATGAAGTACCAGTAACAAAAATATTTGAAAAAATGTTTACTCAACCATCTCCTTGGGTATCAGGACTGTCAACATATGATGTGAGAAAACTTGATGAAGTTAGTAAATTCTTTATTAATCAGAATTAGATTGTATGGCAACTTTGAGTGTCTTTTGATTTTTTTTTTTAGCATATTGATCTAAAATATTAACATTACCTATTCTATTGTCTTGTTTATGATCTGGATTAAAATTATGGTCGTGAATATAATTAAATTGATCAGATCCTATTTTTTTTATTTCAATTTCATAATCTGCTTTAAAGAAAAAAACTTTATCAAATATATCTTTACGATTTCCTTTATTTGAAATAACCATACAGCCAAAATCTTTAGTTAATTCAGTGAAAACATCGCGAAATGCCTGAAAATTTGGAAACATTCCAGCATAATGTTCAAATAATCTCTTTTGATTTGAAAAATAATCATCTGCTAACAAAAAAACAAAATCAAAATTTGTTCTTAGTTCAGGGGTAATTCCCAAAGGAAATTGCATTGTTAAAATATACATTAAATCATAATGTCGTCCATTAAAAAAAACTTTTAAAATAAAATCATCTTTTAACCAACTTCCTTTACTTGCTAAACAATCATCCATTAATAAAAATGCTTGAGTATCAAAAGTTTTTCCTGTTTCTTCTTTTTTTTGTTGCTTTTCTCTCACAAATATTTGACGGTTCCAAAATCTTTTTAGCTTTTCATGAGTAAATTTATAATGAATATATAATGCTGGAAAGAATTTTGCATAATATGGTTTTGCTTCTTCAGAAGGTGCGATTATTGCTCCACCTGGTATATGACGAAAATGAGACAAAATATGTTTGCATACAACACTTTTCCCTGATCCTCTTTTAGCAATCATAACTATAGATGGTGGACCACCATCACATGAATTTAATTTATTTAAATCAAATGTACGTATCGGCAGTGAATCATTAGCACCAATATTAATTTTTTTAACTGTCATCTATAAAGAGACAGATAAAAAAAATATAAATAAACTGACATAAATTATAAATTTTTAACTTCTAATATTTTTTTAAGCTCATAATCATTGAAATTATTTTGTTTAATATCATAAAAAATATTTCCACGAGTTGTTTCTGATATTGCAGGTCCTTGAGATAAAATTTTATTTAATTTATTTATTTCATCATTATGATTTAAATAATTTCCTCTAACTAAATCATCTACATTTTGTATCATTTCTTTTTCTAATTTAGGGTTTGGTATAATGTTTTCCGTGTATTTTAGATTATCATTCATATTGTTGTTTATTTTAAATATTTTAGGTTCTTCTATTTGATTAATATCATAATAAGATCCAATCCCAAACCATATCATAACTCCAATCAATAGAGAAATAATAATATTTATTAATATTTTTTTCTTTTTTTCATCTTCTATTTCTTTTTCCGTTGCTTCTTCTGGTTCAGTCATATTAAAATGCATAATTGTATATGAAATTAAACAACCCGTTAATCCCATAACAATCGGGTGTCTCAAATAATTTATCATTTTGTTCATTATACTATATTAAAAAAGTTTATTTAAATATTGAAATAATAAACACATTTAGTAATTTATATTTATTATTTGTTATTCATTATGGCAAAAATTAATAATTTTGGAAAAACAAATTAATTTTCTCTTTATCTAAAGAACCAATATCTTTTGATTTTTTACTTTCAATGGATTTTTTACTTTCTTTAGATTTTTCGTCATTGTTTTTATTTTTTTTTCCACCAAATAATCCTAATATATCATTTTTTCTATAGAATTCTCTTAATTCGTCACTATTCATATCTGTTTCGTCATCGGGTTTATTTTTATCATCTGTTTTTTTATCATTTGTTTCAATTACCTCTCTTTCTAAATTTTCTATTTTTTGGTCAAATGTCTCTTCGTATTCTTTTGTAAGTGTTTTATCTGTTTTTAATTCAGATTTATCACTCTCTGAATCGCTATTAGATTCACTTTCAGTATCATATTCTGATTTTTCATTATATCCGCCAATACTAGATTCTTTTTCAGCTAAATCTTTATTTATTGCTTCTCTAATTGGAGTTATTTTTGATTGAATGATTGGTGTTTGTTCAATATATTCTGCTGGTTTTAATATACTTTTAATGTTATGCATTCTTTTATTAAAATCATTTTCAACAAATTCCTTTAAAATTAATTTATTTGGAAGACAACACCGTATTGCTTGCATTATTCCTTGTTCAATATATTTAAATATATCTCTTTGATTTTCTTTAATTTTAAGAAAATGTAATCCTTCATCTAAAAAAAGATCAGGAAAAGAATAAAAAAAATTACCACATTCAATATAACATTTGTGAATTAAATCTTCTGGTTTTATTTGTAAATGATAATCTGATGTTAAAATTTCTGATTGAAAATTATCATTGGATAATGTATGCACCATAATACCACTTTTTATAATGGATTGTATTAATACATCAAAATATTCTCCAGATCTTGTATTACTTTTAATCCAATCCGTATCACGATTAATAATTTCATTTCCCCAATTTAAAATATTCTTTAAATTTTCTTTAAAAATAATTAATTCATGTTTTACTTGTATATCTGGGTAGTCTTTTGCTTTTTGTTGTATCATTTTACTTTCTTCTTTGGATTTCAAATAAATATTGCGAAAACCATCATATATAGAAGGTGTTATCATTCTTATAAAAAAAATACAATTATCTTTATATATTTCAACTATATTTGAATATAAAGTTGGTCTATCCATATAAATCAACTTTATTAAAAAAATATATTAATTAAACGTAATTACATATTTCCTCCTCTTGTTTGAAAAAATTGTGATTGGTCTTTTGTCATACACAAACAACCTGAATCTTGAAATGAATTATTACAATAATATTTATTTGGAACAAATTTATCTTTATTTGCTTCTACATATGGATCTTTTGATACATTAAATGGTGGAGGATATTGTACTCCACAACATGATTTTGAACAAAGATTATGCTGTATACTCATTGTCCCTTCTGCACCATCATCTAATAAATAATATGATGGAGGAACAGATCCATTAGCACCTAAAATTGGATCAATAATATTATTTTCTTCTTTTTGTTCCCCTGTCATTATATTATTTAATTCTGTACTATCACTGAATCCTTCGAATTTATTTTTTCTTATTAATAAAAGTATAACTATAACTACAAGTGCTATAGTACCATATGTCATTAATTGATCATTGTTCATTTATAATATTAATCTATATATTTTTTTTATGATGAAATAGGATAAACAGGAATATATATATCTTCTAATACCCAATTATCATTTCTCTTCTTTCTAGGAAAATAATCAATTTCTAAACCATATTTAGTAATGAATTTATTTAATCTATCTATATAAGACATATCTTGTGCTATTTTATGATAAAACTTATTTAAATTAATTTTAGTGCCATATTGTTTAATAGCATCATTATTTATTTTAATTATTTCTCTAGTTACAGAATCATAAAATTCATCATCGTTATACTTAAGTTGTTTTCCATCTATAACTTTTTTTCTCATTAAATACATTCCTTCTGATGCAATAACAATTGATCCTTGTGTTATCCCAATATTATAATGTTCTGAAAAATGCATAAGATCGCTTGTACTTGGAAATTCATAAAGAAACCCTTCTATTGCTCTTGATCCAGGCAATGGTGTTGGTGGATGAGTATGAAATATATATTCATAATCAAATGCATCTTCATTATTTTCAGGAAGGTATATTTCATTATCATATTTATCAGTTACACTTGTATTTGTAAATATAATAATTTTTTCCAAATAATCTTTATCAAAATCAAGAAGACCTGCATGTTCTGAATATATTTCACGATTATTTAATTTATATTTTTTATTTCCTCCTCCATGTTCCATTAAAGCATCTAAAATATTTAATTGATTTGATTCCAATTTAATAAATCTTAATCCATGTTTTGTTAAAACTTTATTAGATTTTATTTTAATACAAGTGTGTTTTTTAAGGGGTAACTTAAAAGTAAATATTATATCAATAAAATTTTTACTTGGAATATAGTTATGTTTTTCTATAAAATGTGTTAATTCCGATCTCCACAATATATTTTTTATTTTAAAAGTTTTAGAATTAATTTTAATATTACATACAGGACATATATTTTTAATATTTTCGTCTTTTACATTTTTATTTGACTGACTTAAAAAATCTTCAATTAATGTTAATTTTAATAAAAAATATTTCTTATTAACCCATACATTATTATGTTTAACTTCAATTAAATCAGATTTATTTAAAAATCCTTCATGATGATATATTTTATTATTTTCAGGTACTGCACGTTTTGTTTTCTTTACCATATATTTACAATAATTTACAGTAGAAATTAATTATTTACTTGTTTTATATTACTTATTAAATATACAGAAACTAAATGATCATCTTGAAAAGAAATAAACCATTCAGCATCAGAAATTCCCGTTATCATTGGAACAATATTTTCTAGAGACTCAATTTGAGTTTTAAAAACAGGATTAGAAAAATAAAATTTCAATAGATCATGATCGCTAATATTAGTAATTTTTGAATAATTATTATTAATTTTATTCACAATTTTATCACAATTTTCTTTTACGTAAGATTGTACTTTTTTATTTATTCCATCGATAGTCCATGACCAATACCATGTTTTATTTTCTAAATTAAAATATCCAATAAATGTTCCTTCCATTTTAAACTTATAATTTTGCATTTCTGTTTTGCTTTTTTTATTCCCAGCCATTAGTGTAATAAAAGTTTTATTTTTCTTTGTATTTTTATGATTATGTTTAGTATTTAAAAATATAGAATCAATATTTGGATGAATTTTTTGTATTTTTTTTAATTTTTTGCCAGTTTCTATTGATATTTCTTCAATTATATTCATAATACTTTACCATATAAAAATATTATTATTTATAAAGATCTACCATTTACAAAGTTATATGGTTCACTATTTAATTTTCTTTTTGAAATACATCTATATGATCCCATATATGATAATTTTTTAGAATTAGGATTACATAAAGAAAATTCACTATCAAACATTTTTGAAATATCATTATATACTTTTCCATTTTTTGGAAAAAAGAAACCAATTCCTTCTAATAAAGGATTATGTGATCTAGAACAATATTTATTTTCGATTTCTTTAGCATTGAAAGAGCTAGTTAAATCATATGAATCTATAATTCTTATATTATCAATATCTTCATTTGTTTTAAATACATGAACAAATCCTCCTTTATATGGATATTCTGCACAATTTTTAATATAATCCAGTGCAAAGTCACGATTTGGAGTGAAATATGCAACCAACTGATCATTTCCAAGTTGTAAATGAAAAGGGTTAAATGTTTCTTTTTCTGAAGCGTGATATAAAACAGTTCCTTGTGGAATTGTATATAATGTCATTTTTGATGGGTTCATGTATGGTAAATTTGTAGTATCATCTTGACCTTTACTATATTCTGCTTCCTCTTCACGACCTTCTTCACTATATTCTGCTTCATCCTCGCCCTCATCTTGACCTTCACTATATTCTGCTTCATACTGACCCCCGCTTTGTGTTATATCATAATGACCTTCCATTACTGAAATTAAATCATATTCATTAGACATCTTATATTATTTAATAAGATTAAATTTTAGATTTATCCTTTTATATAATTTTTATTGTATTTTTTGGTTATTGTTAAAAAACCATAATTTATAACTTTAATATATTTAATCTGCGGTATTAATTTTTTTTATTTTTATTTAGTAATAGTAAGCAATTATGGCAGATACTATAATGGATTTATATAATAAAAATTCTAAAAATAAGAAAAATAACGAATCAGTTTATAATTTTAATTTAATCAAACAATATGATGATAAACATGAAATATTAAAAAAGAAAAGAAAAATAGATACACTTAACACATTAGACGAATTAACTGACAGTGAAGAACATGAAAGTAAAAATTTTTTAGAAACAGTAAAATGTTTAAGTAAAATTTATTATGGAAACAAATTTAACCCAAAAAAAAAGGGTGAATTTAATTCTATAAATCATGATCCTTCACAAGTAAAAAAAGTTTTATGTTTTAATATATTAAATAGATTAGAATGTCCATATGGAAATGACTGTATTTATGCACACACTTTATCAGAACAAAATATAGAAAAAATTAGAGAGGAAGCATATAATATTGTTCGTGGTGATTTTAATCTTTCAAAACTTGATCTTATAAATAATAAATATTTAGTAAAAAATCTAGTTACTTTATCAAAATTATGCAAAGGGTGTTGTTCTGGATCATGTCCTGGTGGATATAATTGTAAATATGGAGTTTTTGCAAAATCAAATCAAATATGTTATGATGATATGATAAAAGGAAAATGTAAATATAAAAATAAATGTGATAAAATGCATTTAACTAAAAGAGAATTAATTCCACTAGAAGTGCAAAAAGTATATATATCCGAAAGAAAAATAAATGATTTTACAAATGAAAAAAGAAAAAAAAAAGAAAATAAAATATTTTATCAAGCCCGAAGAAAAATAAATCAAGAAATTGTGTTAGATGATGTATATTTAAATAAAAAAATGGGACAGGATTTATCTGCTTCATCTGATACAGTAAGTGATGAAGAAATAAAAACGATGAAAGATTTGTTAGATGAATCCGATGAAGAATTTGATATAAATAGTGAAAATATTGAATTAAATCACCAAGATTTAGAAATTTTAAAGCTTGATTTAAATTTGGAAAATTAAAAATTGAAAAAAAATAAAAATACTTAGAAAGATCCAATTATTATATTAATATGAGCTCAGTTTTATGGACTGAAAAATATAAACCTACAAATATAGCGGAATTAATTGGAAATAAAAAACCAATAGAAAAGATAATACAATGGCTTTCAGATTTTGACGAAAATGCACAAAAAAATCAATTTAAAAAAGAACAAAAAAAAAAAGGGTTGGGAAAAAAACCCAAAAGTTTAAAAGTAAAAGGTTTAATTAACAAAAGTTCACTATTAGTTGTTGGTGGACATGGTGTTGGTAAATCTATTGCAATTGATGTTATTACAAAAGAATTAGGGTATCAAAAAAAAATAATAGAATTCGATACATTAAAATCAATAGTTGGATCTAAACATTCAGATATACATATTAATAATATTTTACAATCGATTGGAACATCTTCCTCAGTTTTATCAATTATACAAAAAACAGAAGAAAAGAAGAGTATTGTTATAATAGATGAAATAGAGTCAATAACAGCAAATAATGAAAAAAAAATAATCCAATTAATTCAAAAAAATAATGATCAAAATTGGCATTTTCCTATTATATTCATTTCTAATAGTAAACACAATAGATTTCTAAATGATATAAAAAAAAATTCTGAAGAGATAAAATTTTATAATCCAAATATTTATGATATGGAAAAAATATTAAAAAAGATAGCATTTAATGAAAAAATTAAATTTGATTCAATTGATTCGTCGCATAAAATCATTGACCATTCACAATACGATATAAGAAGATTTATATTTATAATGCAAGAATTAAAATATCAATTTTACGATAAAAAAGTAATAACTGAAGAAGATATTGATCATTTTCTAGAATTTTCATATAAAAAAGATTCCGATGAAAATTTATTTGATGTGACAGAAGAATTATTAGGAAATTATGAATCTATTGGTGAATCAATTAGAAATTATGAAATTGAAAAAGTATTTTCTCCACTAATGGTACATTATAATTATCCAAGATTTATATTAAGAAATACAATATTAAAATCAAAACAATTAGCATTAGCTGATAAAATTGCCGAACAATTTTCAATTGGTGATGTTGTTGAAAATTATATATTTGAGTATCAAGAATGGGATATGCACGACATTCATGGATATTTTACTTGTGTAAGTCCGTCATATGAATTACATAAATCGCTCAATGGAAAAGAACCACAAATGATTAAACTAGATTTTACAACAGATCCTAATAAAACATCTATTCGAAAAATAAATAAAAAAAATATTTTAAAATCAAAACAGTGTTTTCAAAATATGGATATCAATGATTTTTTATACATAAACAAAATAATAAAAAATTTACTGAAATATGACAAAAATGATAAAAATATAAAGAAAATGATAGATTTATTTAATGATTATCCTATTGAATTAGAATACATTGAATCTTTATTAAAAATAGATAAAATTACAACATCGCAAAATGAAGACGAAGAAAAAATTACATTAACTTCAAAACAAAAAAATAAAATTAAACAGATGATTGAAGAAATAAAGGAACATAAAAATAATAAAGAAACTGATGATAAAGACACATTAAATTTATATTATAATCAAATAATGATGGAAGATTAAACCTGTCGTTTATGGTCACGGATTAATATAATATTTCATGTGTAAAAGTATAACATGTTAAAAATACAATTTATTTATTAAAAAATAAAATTTGAAAAATATATAGATTTTTTTTTCAAATTATTTTGTTAAAATATAGTATATATATAATATGTCTGACCGTAATAACAGAATGGATACCGGTGATAACCGTGGATACCAAAAAGAGGTTGATTATCTTCTCAAGAGAAGAGCCACCGATAGCAGAGTAGTTGCTACTCTTCAAGCTAAATACAATGACTCTAAAAAAGTCGATGCTATTTATGATATGTATGTAGAAGCTAAAAAGAGAACCGAAAAACGCGCCAGAAAGTTCCTTGCTGTACTTACTGAACGTTACAATAACTTAACCCCAATCCAAATTTATGATAAAGCTATTAAATATAAAACTAAGGTAGAAATGTCTGATGCTGAATTTGAAATATTCAGACATCTTGTTTTCTCACAAAATAAACAAGCTTCACAATTCACTTATAATGTACCAAACACACGAATTGCACAACTCTTTGGTTACTCTGTTGAAGTAGCATCTCTTAACAATGAGTTGAATGTAGGTCCAAAAGAAGAAGGTGTAGTGCAAGAAATCCTTAGACTAAATGCTGAAAACAGATCCCTTCATAACCAAATCATTGAACAGTCATTCTCATATAATAGTTTTGACTTGCAAGTATTAAATGGTACATATAATGCAGATCTTCAAAATGTATTCAATTATGTTCATCCAGTAATTGCTGCTCTTTTTATTCCAAAAATTGAAGTTTTAGAACAACATATGCTTCACGCATCTATTTCTAATATAGTAAGACTTAAACATGAAGGAAAACCAATTGTAACAAGACCTGAATACACTCTTTTATGGGATATGATGACTGATCCAAATGATGCCGTATGTAATATTGAAAGCCCAATTAAAGATATTCATAACAGAGCATTGCTTCAAGTTAATTTATGGAAAAATGTATTAAATCTTAGACAAGGTAAGTTTTATCACGGAGATATGACTTCTTTCTTGACTTCCATTGAAAACTGCAGAGTAAATATGTTTGATACTCCAGATCTTGCCATGGCTAGAGATGAAGGTGTTATCTTCAGAAGACTCATGTCTGCATTTTCACTCAGACCAACTCTCGTACAGACTACTCCATACAGTGTCGATTCCAGCTTAACTTCCAACGCATATCTTCCATTACCAAACAATCCATCTCTCACCATGTTCACTTCTCTACCAATGATTGCCGTAAGAATTCCAAATAACCAACAAGGTGTTGAACAAAAGGTTTCATTTAATGATGCTCTAGCACAAACACAATGGTATGTTGAAAATAAGAGATTTGTAACTAAGTCTCAATCGGTAATGAAATCTACCAATATGATTGTATTCTATGTACCAAGAAGACATCAAAAAGTAGATTACCTCAGAAGACTTTACCCACACAAATTTAACTCTCTCCCAACTCACATTGTTGGAACCACTCATGTAAACCAAACACAAGTTGATGTACCAGCAGTTATGAACATTGGTACAAGTGGAGGTGAAAACTTCGCACTTACTTCCGTTGTATGTGTTGATTCTATTAGTGTAGGCGAAAACAGTCAACGAGGAACTATTGTTGGATGCTTTACTATGTTAAGAAATGCTGTTGACAATGTAGGAACAGTCGACCTTATCTATGAACCATCTAAAGCCGGTATTGTTACAAATGAAGGACGAAGAAAAACACCAATTTATGCACTTGACAATAATGGAGAGAGTAGCTTTGAAAATATTGCAGCCCGAGTAGGTACTATCTTTGTATATGTATCTGCAAATAACAAATTTTCTCCACTTGATTAAACATAAATAAATATTTATAAATAAAATTAGTTGATTTCTATAAAGAAGTTAACTAATTTAATTAAACATTATAAAGACCTTCAAATGTTGTTGTTAATGAAGGCAATGCTCTTCTTCCTGCACCATTAACATTAACAGGTCTATCCATTGTTGGCATTGGTCCATTAATATCTTTAAGATACCCATAATATTGTTCAATTGATGTAATCATATCTGGAACAATATTATATATAACTATATTATTTAATCTTTTTGTTTGTCTAACCATTTTCCCTGGTAAATTTCTTCCATATTCTAAATATACTGCTCTCATATGAATAAATACATCATCTTCTTTCTGATCAACATCCATTTTAAATTTCCCTTTTGTTCGTTTAAATACTTCTTCTCTAATTTTTTTTTGAATTCTTTGCATATTTTTTGGAGAAAAAAATTCCTTTGCTAAATCGGAACTTACTTGAATACCTTTTAATGCATCATTTGCCATTTTATTATAATTTTTATGATGATCTTGTAATAATAAAAAAGAAGTTTTGTACATGTCTTGCATAGTCATATTATTTTTATTTAATCTTGGTATTCCAGGACCTTGATCTATAAAGGGATGATTTTCTCTATTATAATTATGAGGAATTTCGTCAAACTCAGAATAATCCATTTATATTATAAGCTTTGATTTTATTTTTCTAAACTTATATTATTGTGAGTAAGTATCATTTATCTCCTTCAATTGAAAGTATTATTAAAAATAATAGTGGTAAAACATATTATTTTGATAATAATTCGACTACTTTAATTCATAATAATGAAATATTAATTGGAATTAATAACTGGCTAAGTTGTGGTAATCCTTCAAATGTACTCCATCAATCTGGACAACTTGCACATCAACAAATTGATAAATGTAGAAGATTATTAGCAAATCATATGAAATGTGCAATGAATGAAGTATATTTCACATCAGGTGCGACAGAATCAAATAATATTGTAATTCAAGGAATCATTAATTATTTAATTAAAAGTGATAATAATTTTACCATAATAACTAGTTCATTTGAACATCCAAGTGTTATGAATATTTTTAATAAATTTAAGGAAATACAAAAAATAGAAATTTTAACGATTGATCCATCATTAAATAAATATGATGATTTTTATGGAACAATTAATCCAATATCTTTAGAAAATATTATTAAAAATGCAAAATATCCAGTAAAATTTATGACAATTATGTTCGCTAATAATGAAACTGGTGCTATGCAAAATATTAAGGAAATAGGCAAGTTAGCAAAAAAATATAATATATTCTTTCATTCTGACACGACACAAGCATTTGGTAAATTTAAAATATGTCCAAAATTATTAAATATTGATGCATTATCATTCTCAGCACATAAATTTCATGGACCAAAAGGAATTGGAGGATTGTATTTAAATCAAAATAAATTAATATGTAATCCTTTATATTTTGGTGGTGAACAAGAAAAAAAATTAAAACCTGGTACAGAAAATGTTGCTCTCATCACTGGATGCTGTTTATCACTTTATTATGCACATGAAAATAGAACACATAAAAATAATTATATATTAAATTTAAAAAAACATATTATCAATAAACTTAGAGAGAATCATATTGATTTTGAATTAATTGGTGCATCAATTGATAAAACATTGCCAAATACATTACTAATTAAATTTAATAAACTAATAAATAATATAAATTTTGCAGAATATCTTAATAAAAATAATATTATGATATCCATTGGTTCTGCTTGTCAAACGGGTCATAATTCTCATGTTTTAAATTCTTATAAAATTAAAGTAATAGATAAAATTAAAATTATTAGAATTTCACTATCTGAACACAATACAATAGATGAAGTAAATTATTTAATAAAACATTTGATTAATGGATCAAAATTATATTAAAACAACTTTTTTTTTATTATAAAGATTAATTACTTAACTAATCATTATAATTTTTGATTTATATAATAATATTGTTTTATTAAATTTTAAAGAGTCTTTCCAATAATTGTAAATGTATCTAATAAATCATCTTCTGATAAGTTTGCTTCATTTGGTTTATAATCTTGTGCAATGGCTTCTAGTTTGGAATAATATTTAATATTGGAAGTTGGTACTGTTGTAATTGTATATTCACCAGTTGAATCATTCTTTGTAATTATTTTAGAATCATATGAAGATGGAAGTTGTTCAATATATAATCCAAATTGTTTTTGTCCACCATGACCAATATCTGTCACAATAATTTCACCACGCTTAAATGTTCCTCCAACACTTCCATCTCTAACTAATTCTATTTCATCCTCTCTTAATAAACTTCCAATTCTATTATGCATAAACTCAATAAAATTTTCTTCAATGATTTCACTTATATCACTCTTACCTGATCTTGCAATTTTATTCATTTTAGTTAACACATCCTCGGGTGGTTTTGTACCCCCTTGTTGAACAAAATTAGTACCAAAATTAGAATTATCAATTACTTTCTTAAAATCTTCTAAAATTCCATTTTGAACTGAAGATTTATCGAATACTTCATCGTCTTCTTTTAAGAATTCTGATATAATTCTTTTAGACCCTCTTGTAATAAGACTACTTGATTCTGGTTTAGCAAATTTACTATCAATCATTATTAAATATCCATAATTTGGTATATAATATTCAATTCCATTTATTATATATTTCCAAAATGTTGTAACTGTTCCGTTTTTTTTTAATTCTTTAATAAATATATTATTATCCATACTAAAATTACTTAATCTTAATCCTTCCTTTTGCATTACATACATTGCAGCAGCGATTTGGAATAAAATAGAGTACCAAATCCTCTTATTATACATTCCTGCTCTTACTTGTATTTTTCTATTTCCTTTATTTTCATATACTCTAGAAGCAAAATGTTTGAGTGTCATTGTTGGTGCTTCAGTTAATATTATCATTGCTTCACCACTATGAGCTGTTGGGTTTAATGCTAAAATACTTGTTCTTCCTCTATTTGAAATAATTACACCTGTATTTCCATTTTGTGGTCCTGCAACAGTACTCAACATTGCATTTAGTGGATTATTACTACCAATAGTTAATGTTTTTCCATTTTCATCAATATATACAAATTTATTCTCTAAATTTGGTATTCTTTTACCGGATTTAAGATTTTCTAACTTATTAAAATCAATTCCAGATTTTTCTGTTAAATAATAAAGATACATTAATGAAAAATTTGGAGATTGTCTAGCTTTAATAATCTTTTCAGCAATAAACTCATACATTGCTAATTCTCTCCATGCATCAGATTTCTTGAATAATTCTGTATTTTCTTTAATTTCATATTCTTCTCTATTAATTTTGTAAATTCTAATATTGCAACCAACAGAATCTTTAGCACAAATTGTTGTACTCTTAACATCATCATATCTTATTGGATAACATGAATTATAAAGTAAAAATCCTTCTGGTAGGTCTCTATATGGATTCTTTGTATATGTTAAATCGGAATGTGGATTAACTTTTAAAAATTTTAAATATGATTGTAAAGTTCTATCATTTCCACTACTGCCTTGGAATTTAATTTCTTCACCATCACCTTCTTGAAGAAGTTGTGATCTTAAATATGTCCTTAATCCTAATCTTCCTTCAATTTCATTTAAACTTGTAAATTGATCTATTGGAAGTTGATCCTCATATAACATATATAACTTAGAATGATCGTCTAATGGACCAGTTGTATTAATATTATAATTTTTTACAATTGTTGGTTTCATAAAATTATGCAATAATGGCTGAGCTAAACCAGGAAAAAATTGTGGAGGAATATTTGGTCCAGCAGTTGTTACAGGAAAATATAACGAAGGATCCTTTTTCATTGGCGGTTTTTGTGGATTTACAGTCAATGACATATCAACTAGTGCATTTGAATTACCTCCTTTATTAACCACATTGACACCATATTTATCTCTTGCTTGGTTTGCTTCAAATCGTTTGAAACCTTTTTCTCCCTCGTCTTTAAACTCTGTATTTTCTATAATACCTCGCGTCTTCATTGTCTTTCTTTCTCTATCAACAAATGGATCATGTTTTTGTTGAGAATATAAAGGGATGGTTTTGCCGCGTGCACCACCTTTTAATATTTTAAGTTTTTTTTTTTTTGATTTTTTCCCCCGCCTTGGAATATCATGGCTGGATTTTCTGGCATTCCCGGTATTCCTTGCATTCCTTGCATTCCTTGCATTCCTTGCATTCCTTGCATTCCTGGCATTCCTGGCATTCCTGGCATTCCTGGCATTCCTGGCATTCCTGGCATTCCTGGCATTCCTGGCATTCCTGGCATTCCTTGCATT